ATGGCTACTATTGAACAGCGTCCCAACGGGACATGGCGGACCAAGATCCGCCGAAAAGGGTATCCAGCCCTGTCCGCCACCTTCGACACCAAGGCCGAGGCCCAACGATGGGCGGCCGAGATCGAGGGCGACATGTCGCGCGCCAGGTTCGTCGACATGCGAGAGGCCGAGAGTACGACGCTGGCCGAGGCTCTGGACCGGTACTACCGCGAGGTCAGCTCGACCAAAAAGGGCGCCAAGCAGGAGTCAACACGCATCAACAAGTGGAAGAAGCACCGGCTGGCCGGGAAGGGGCTGGCTGCGATTCGGTCAAGCGACATGGCTCTGTACAGGGATGATGAGCTCAAGGCGGGCAAGTCCACCGCTACAGTCAGGCTTGACCTGGCGGTGATCAGCCACCTCTATACGGTGGCCATCAAGGACTGGGGGATTGAGGGGCTGAGCAACCCGGTGGCCAAGCTGCGGATGCCGAAGGGTGCCAAGGAGCGCGACCGTCGGCCGTCGGCCAAAGAACTGAAGGATGTGATCGAGGCGGCAGGGAAGATCCACGCCGAGATGCCGGCGATCATCGAGATCGCCGTGGAGACGGCTATGCGCCGGAGCGAGCTGCTGACGTTGAGGCGGGAGCATGTCCGCGGGAAGCATGCGCTGCTTGAGGACACGAAGAACGGCACGCGCCGCCTGGTGCCACTATCGCTTCGGGCTCGGGCGCTGATCGACTCTTTGCCGGCCCGCATCGATGGGAAGGTGTTCTCGCTGGCGCCGCACTCTGTCAGCCAGTATTTCCACAGAGCCTGCACAGCGGTGAATGCGCAGGACCTGCATTTCCACGACCTGCGCCATGAAGGCACGTCCAGATTGTTCGAGAAAGGGCTGTCCATCATGGAGGTGGCGAGCATCACCGGGCACAAGACCATGAGCATGCTGAAGCGCTATACCCACCTGTGCCCGGACGCCCTGGCCGACAAGCTCGGTTAGCGCACACTGGCAAGCGTCGGCGGCGCCTGGCGTTTGCGGCCAGGGCGCGCTGGCGCATGCATCCCGCCTTCGCACTCCTGCAAGAACTTGCGCACGGTGCTGATCCGCCAGCAGATCCGGCTGCCCTGCTTGAAGAAAGGCGGCAACCAAGACGCGCCCGCCTGCCTGGCGCTGCGGATCGATGATTCGGATCGACCAAGGAGCTTGGCCAGTTCGGGGATGTGGATGATCTCTTGTTCCATGTAGGGGCTCCTGCCGCACCCGGCGGCTATCAGTAGGATGCGACGACCTTCTTTCGTCTCTCGTGCAGGTCGTTTTCTTTTGCGAGCTGGGCATCGCGGTCGGCGAGCCACTTCCTGGCCTTGGCCTCTGCGGCCTTTCGGCTGGCGAACAGCTTGGGTTTCGGGTGCCGCGCGCCGGTGCTGTCCGTGCAGAACAGCCCGCGGCGCACGATCGTGACCTCCCGGATAGCGAAGTCCTCGCCCAGGGTGTAGGCCTTGAAAGCGGTGGTCATTTGGGGCTCCACGCCGCCGGTGGCGGCAGGTTGGTGGTCATGCCAGAAGTACTTCGCGTACGACTTCCCAGAGCCGGGTGGCAGGCCATTGGAAGCGGTCGAAGTCTGTGTCCGGCTGGATGCCATAGCGGCAGGTGGAATGAGCGCCGGCCGGGTACTCGCCGCGCTTCTGCATGATCGTGGCCACCCGCCCGTCACCGCCTGGCTCGGTGCGGTGATATTCGTAAGCCCGGGTGGTGTACACGCTTCCAGCTGCAATCGGGTAGGTCGAGTGGTGAACCATGTTGGCCCTGCCATCAGGCGTCCATGGCCTTCCGCCGCCAGCCTGGCGCTGCCCCTCATGCAGATAGAGAACGAACTCGCCTTCATCGTTGCGGCGCATGTCATAGCAGTGGTTGATCTGCGTGCCGACCAGCACCCGCGACATGAAGTTGAAGCGGTGGTCGTGGATGGCGGAGTGCTCGAAGCAGGCGCGGCGCGGAAGCTCGGGGTGCCACACGTGCAAGCGCTGCTCGCCCTGCAGCTGAACCTGGACGAAACCCAGGCCGTGGAGCGTGATTCTGTCCGTCATCACGTCGTCGATGATCATGGCAATAGCTTTCCATGCCCGCGCATGTCGGCGGGCTTTAGTTGTAGGGGGGAGGGGTTAGGCTTCGGGCTGATTGGCGCGCCTTAGGCGTAGATCAATCTCATACTGAACACGCGGCAGATCGCAGACGTGACAAGTTGTGTTGTGGGTGGGCACCTTCTTGAACCGGGTCACCTCAAGCGCGTGACCGCACTCCAAAAGGATTGCGCGGGTTCGTGTGCGATGAATCACGCACCTGGCGGTATTTTTGGTCACCGTTTCTTTCATAACCTTGTCGACCTGAATCCAGGTCTCGCCGACGACTTTCCGGCGTGCGTCTGGGAAAGATGGCTCAGTCATCGCGGCCCCCGATAGATCAGATAGGCCATGTAGGCGAGGGCGATCATAGGAGGTGCGCTCCGGCTTCCAGCAGGCCGTCGCGGTCTTCGCGCAGGCGGTCGCGCTCTTTGGTCAAGGCTTCGATTTCTGAGAGCAGGGCCAGGACGACCTGCGGGGATGCCCTGGCGACAAAGGCAGCATCTGCGTCCGTAGCCCAGTCGGCTTCGAACAGAATGGAAATAGCCACGCCCGAAGCATTCGGGAGGTCAACGAAGACTATCGGATTTTCGTCTTCGCCATCGCCAGGCCCGTAGCGCCACTCACCTTTGGTTGCAGCCTCAGCCGCCGCCTTCAACTTCCCACTGTCGACGATCGGCACCTTCACTTCGATCAGGTCGGTCATGGTTGCACCTGCAGCGCGATATCGATCGCCATCCTTTTTGCCTGATCCTCTTCTTGGGCGCTCGAGTTAGTCAGCCTGACCGCTCCATACGTCTTGTTGCCCATGAAGCCTTCTTCGACATAGATGTCCCTTCCGCCGAATGGCAATACCTCTACTACCACCTTCCGGAATTTGCTCAGCATGAAGTCCAAGCGCTGCGTATCCGTGAATTCGCTCACAGCTGATACCTCTCATCAATCCAGCGCCCAGGCGCCAGTGCGGGTGTAGGGGTGTTGTCGGTCTGTTCGTGCGGGGAGAGCTGGCGCTCGTTGCCGGCCTGCAGCTGGCTGTCGGGGACGCAGGAGATCGATGCGCCCTCGTAGGTGCTGTAGAGGTAGCAAGTCACTCCGCGCAGGTCGTCATGCACTACGCGGACTCTCTTATCGATCCATTCTTCTGCGCTGGCGCCGGCGGCCAGCAGCAGGAGGCAGAGGGCGAGGCGGGTCATGATGGTTCGCTTCCTTCACGCATAGCGCGCAGCTTGTCGCGCTTGATGATGTTTGTGCACTGCTCGACGCCGTGACAGCACACGTCAGGCATGCCTTCGTTGAAGGTGTAACAGCAGTCAGCGCAAACCCATGGACATTCGCCGCGAGCTGCGCGATCAGTCCAATCGCGAGTAGCCTGGTCAAGTGCACTGATATACTCCGGCAGCTTGTCGGCGGGCATTTCCGTGACAGTGATCTCGAAGTCGCTCATATACTTACCTCGCAGTTGTAGCGCTTGTAGTCCTCGCCGAACTCCCAGCAGTAGGTCGCCGGCCATGCGCCTGGCGTGCCTGCCTCGACGAACACGTATCGGTGCGCGAACTCGCCAGAGCGATCCGGCACCGTCTTGCACCATTTGTGCTGCGGACCGCCCAAAAACCAGCCTGGGCATTCCTTCACGGCTGCGGCCATGAACGCTTCAAGGTCGTGGTGACCCTTGCTCATTGCGATGTAGGTGTCGCTGCCGACGCTTTGCACCTCCAGCGGATACTGTTTTGCAGGCACGGGGATTCCTTGGCCGCCATATCGCGGCAGTAAATAGAGGGGAGAGGGGTTACATTGGGGTGGAGTACAAATGTGCTCTCCTCAGGATTTGACGAGGCTTGCGCGCTCTGGCGCCTCAATGTTCAGGATTTGGAATAGCTCCGGCCCAAACTCGGCGAGCATTCCTTTGGCAATTAGGTGATTGCGCAGGCGATCGAGCAGCGCATCCCGCTCGGCCAGCTGGGCACATGCGTTGAACGCATTGCGCCGAGACTCCTGCAGTTCCAAGCGAAGGGCGTTGATATCGCTTGTTGCGGTCGGGTCGCCCTTGGTGCGCTCAACGATGAACGCGACGATGTCAGCTAGGTAGCCGGTGGCCACGGATGGCTGCCCACTGGAGGCCGCGACAATGCGTTCGACATATGCCTTGATGTCGCATATGGCATTCTTGGCGTGGCGATGGTTGAGGGCGTTGGTGTCTGCGCGGGACTTCTGGCGCTCAACCTCTGCGGTATCGACCATCGGCCCGATCGGGATCACCGGCAGCCCAGTCGCCGCCGCATCCCGCTCTGCCTCTTCTTTGGTCCACCAGATGGCAGTACCAACCATCCAGGCTATTGGCTCGGGGTGGGGGTTTCCGGCAGAGCGCTTGTTCCACTCTTTCACTGCCTGGTCACGGCCTGGCTGATCCTCGCATTCGTGCTGCTGGACCCCGACAGGCCCGCGAGCCAGGCAGGCCGAATACTCGTCAATTCGGCCTTGGCAGATGACCACGGAGGCATCGCTATCGAGTTGCTCAACGAAGGCGTCTTGCTGGCCGCAGAACGGACACGGACTCAGCTGCGCGGCCATCTCTGTGTTGCTGGATCGGTTTTCTGTGGGCATGGGCATCCTATGCCGGGCCATGCCCGGGCGTGAAGGGGTGGCAATTTGAGATTGGATTGTGGTTTATTGCTGATAATTCTTTTTTAGTTGGGTGAGGCGGATAGTGGGCATTGAAAATGTGATGATGACTCTCAATAGAGTTCCGAAAATAGAGTTAGATAGTGGAACGGATTGGACTGCGGTTTGGACGGCTGTCGGAACGTCGCTTGCAACGATAGCAGTGGTTTTAATTACCACCATCTACACGGCATACTCGTTCCGTAAAACTATTAAAGCTCAAAAGGAATTGGCTGATGCGCAAGAGGCTAGCCGTATAGCGCATTCTAAAGCTGAAGCAGTCGCTCGAAGTAGGCAGGACTGGATAAATAGCCTGAGAGATTCGGTGGCTTCGTTCATTGCTACGGGAGACGATCTATCTGCCGCTTCAACTAAGCTCCATAATAGGCCGCCTATCATGCCTGAGACGCAGGCAGATGTTCATCGCGCTCAAGAGCTCTATGACCAGCTCTATTCAGATTTTGCACAAAGGCTGTCGACGGCAAAGCTTCACTACGCCAAAGTTCAGTTATATACGAATCCGTTGGAGTTAGAGACGGAGCAGCTTCTTCTAGCAATGAATAATTATATCAACGCTTGTTCGAAAAATAACCCTAGTGCAGATTTGGGAAATGCGGTTGTAGAGGTGGCTCAAAGAATAATCAAAAAAGAATGGGTGAGGGTGAAGTCGATGAATTTGTGATCGATGATGCCCGCCTGAGTTGGGCAATCAGTCGCCACAGAAGCAGTCGATATCTTCAGCCAGGTAGTCGAAGTCAAAATCCGTCTGCCTGGATCGCTCGTCCGCTGACCATGCCAACACTCGGTAGTTGGCGCGATCCTGCCGGAATACCTGGCCGAATCGCTCTTCGGCGCCAGACCACCAGATCACCCTGGCCGGGTCTTCCTGGATGGTCCTGATCAGCTTGGCCTCGTTCTTCTTCCAGCACGGGTCGCAGTTGCTGTAGTCCGAGTCCGTGCCTAGGTCAAAAGGCTGGTCGGCCCAGAATGCCGCCACGTCCTCTTTGATGATGCCGGCGACGTAGGATGGACAAACGCTATCCCACCGGGCATTGCCGCGCTCGTTGGCGGTCATCATCCGGCTGTAGCGGCAAGGCTCATCGTAGCGAATACCGACGATGCAACCCCACTCGTCATAGCCTAGGGCGCGCATGTGCTATGGCGTCGATAAAGACTAGTATTTGCTCGCGCTCCTTGCCGGTGTTCTGGAAGAACGCGTGCACATCTGCCGGGAGCTTGCCGCTGTGGGCCTCAAGGATTTTCCAGAGCATGTGCCCGCTGGTGCGGCCACCACTGACGCCGATCTGCGCCGGACCAGTGATCTGGTAGGGGTTCATGGGCAATCTCCATTGCAGGCGCCGCCCTCGCCGGGGAGGCGTTCATCGTTTGAGAGGGGAAGGCGCTGGCGGGCAGCGCCGGAGGGTCAAGCCCGACGAACCTTGAAGCCGAACATGCACTCGATGTCGTGGTACTCGCATCGCTCATAGGCCTTGTATTTGGCCTGCGATGGAGTACTGGCGAAGACATCAATGATGGTCCGATTGGCCAGGTCCCACCAATCCCATCCGGCCACCAGCACCTGATAGCGCTTGAGCGGCAGCTTCTCGGCCATTTTGCCGTACTGCATTTCCCAGGTGGGGTGATAGTTGCGGATGCGCTTCTTTGGGTCGCTGTCGAGGATGACGCCGATGTAGTGGCCTCGGTCGGCCATGATCACCCCCGGCTCGCCGTTGGCGATCACTCGGCGCCCTATCTCGGCCGGTACGCCGTAGTGGCGGCGGACGTAGTCGCAATTGTAGTTGCTCATGGCTTTCTCCATGCATGCGCCGCCCTCCGTGGCCGGATGCGGCATGGTGGTGGTTTCTTTGAGAATGAAGTATTAAGTCACTAGCACTAACGAATCAGGAGCGTGAGCTGTGAGGCAGCATCCAACTAGACAACAAATTTCCAAGGTGCTGGGAGAGCCAGTTGGTTTCGATATCTCCGAGACTGCTCGCAAGTTACGAAGGAACCTAATTCTTGTTTCAATGATCGTGCTGATATTGATCGTTGGGGAAATTGAGGCCGGTACAGATTTTTCTGTGCTGGGGGTAAAGTTGACTGGCGTAACTCCATTTAAGCTCATGGTCGGGTTATCGATTGTGCTGGTCTACACTTTCATCCATTTTCTTTGGTACTGCTACGAGCATTATTGCGAATGGTCAATTAGAGTTACCGGTACAAAGCTGACGTTCCTAACAGGAGGAAAAAGGGGTTCTGTAGGAGCTGACTACCCCGATGACCCTAAACAGTCAACACTTTACGCATGGTGGCTTCAAGAGTCCCAATCTATGACCGCTTATGCCGATTTGGTTGGGCTTGTGGAAAAGAGTATCCAACATTTTAGTGAGCATACAGCTCAACTCCAGCAGAAAGACATGAGTTCAGCTGAAAGTGTAAGTGCCTCCATCCAGAATATGAAAAATACGATGGAGCAGCTGCGGCATTCTCTTGCTGCGACGGAATCGGTGGTCACGAACACTCGTATACCAGAGTCACTGGCCAGATTCGACCAGCGGTTCAGGTTGCTTTTGAAATCTCAAAATATGCGTACCCTTTTTTTAGAAGTTGCCATTCCAATCATATTATCAATAGCTGCGGTTGGTTATCTTCTGCGTTTTTTTATTCAGAACCAAGCGTAAGCCATGTGTTGAAGTGATCGATCTTCAGATATTGACCGGTCGCCAGTTCTAGAGGCTGGATTGCAGCTTCGAGCATGGTGGCAATTTGGTTTGAGATGGGGTATTACGGCCAGACGTTTAAGAGGAGTAGCGCAGTGCGAGTTGATGAAGATAAGTTGGAGAAGCTGGCCAAAACGATGTACGACTACCACATCACCTGCGGGAAGAGTCACGAGTTCGCGCTGCTGAACGCCAAGGAGACTATGGCTTTCGTTCGGTGGCAAGGCTTGAATCCAGAAAAGAAGGCAGCGGAGTTCTGGGACAATTACACCGGAACTATCACTTCATCCCCTGGATCCTGAGTCCGCAGCATGCATTTGAACGCCAGCGCCACAGGCGCTCATTAGCAACTGTGGCGCTGAGCTGAATCACTTCGAATCGAACGTGCCCAGCGCAAGCTTGGCGGATTCGCCTACCTTCTCCTCGAGGACCTTCTTAAACTCTTGGGCGATGGCTTCGCGCTGCGCCTCTTCGCCGAGCCAGCGCAGCTTGAGCACCGGTTGTGAGCCGCTGGTGATGACCGACATGCGCAGGCGGATCACCTGTTCACCCAGGCCCTCGAAGGGGATGACCTTGAAGTCCAGCCAGGCTGGCAGGGTCTCTTTGCTGCTGGCTTCGATCGCGTCCATGGTGCTACGGCTGGCGCGAGTCTCGCCGACCGCGTGATCGCTTTCGGACGAAGCCTTGACGGTGATGGTGCGCACAGCGGCGATGGCCTTGGCGATCGACATGCTGGCGCCGTTCTCGTCAGTCGCGGTCAGGTGCTGGTTCCAGTCTTCGATCCAGTCGCTCATCGCTTTCTGGGCCAGGCTCTGGCCGCACACGGCTTGCACCGCAGCGAAAGCGGCCGAGGCCTTCAGGCGCAGTACGGCGCGATCATCGGCGTGGCCTGGCTGATCAGGCGTGCCGATGTTGAACAGCACGATGCAGCTCATGGCGTCCTGATCGATGAAGCCGCGGGCGTCTGCTGCCGAGCGCTCGACCACATAGGCGCCGAAGTCGGCCAGTGAATGGGTCGAGTAAGTGCCACGGAAGCGGCTACGACCGTGCTGGAAGCGCTCCAGGTCCACGACCTTGAAGCTGTCCGGCACGATCACGGTCGGAGTGTTGGTTTCGAGGGACTTGCCAGCGGCCGCCAGGGCCTGGTCGCCGATGTGCTGAAGAGCTTCTTTGCTGAGAGACATGCGAAGTTTCCTTGCTGGAGTGTTGATCAAGAGCGTGGGTGGACCGGGGCTTCATCGCGGGTGAAGAGCTGGTCGTGCTTTTCGGGGAAAAGGGAGATGTTGCCGCCCGTGCCGACGTACATCGGCGTATCGAGGCTGGTGTTCTCGCTGCGGGTACCGCGCTTGGTCGGCACCTTGTAGTCGAGCTTGTGCTTGATCTTCACCTGGTGGGAGTCGCCGATCTGGCTGAAGTCCAGGGTGATGGTGACCTTGCCGGCCTTGCCGTGGTCGACAACGCCCGCGGCTACTTCGGAAAGGGCATGACCGATCTGGCTAGCGAAGGCGCCGCCGTTGAGTTCCTGCAGGAACTCGGTGGTGTCTGTGGGCTTGGGCATTGCTGCGTCTCCTGGTGAACGATGCCGCTGGGCGGCAGATTGATGTGTTGCTGGCGCCGGCCATGCCGAACGCGTGCGCTGATCCGTTTCATGCGGCCGATTTCACCTGTCGCCAGACACCAACGGCTTCGAACACGCGCGCGGCCAGGGCCTCGTCCAGCGACATGTCGCGGGGAATGGCAATCCAGCCAGAGGCTACGACGTGGTTCGGATTGCTGTTGGCCCGCAGAGCCCTGTAGGTCGCCTCGATCACGTCAGTGAGGTGCGCTGCCAGATAGTTACCTTGGGGCGCGACCTCTACCGACTTGCAGTACTGCTCACCGCCGACGCCAATGCACATCACGCTCAGGTAGATGGTCCACCGGTGCGCGATATCGCACACGGCGTCGACGACCTGGCGACTGCGGATCTGCTTGCAAGTCTTCCAGTTGACCAGGGTCTGCTGCCCGCCGGGGTCGATGTTCACGACGGCCACGTGGTTGGTTGCCAGCAGCGCACGGCAGGATCGCTCTAGGCGCGCGCGCAGGTTATGTGGCTTGCGCTTGCTCATAGAGCCTCCGCCATCTGTCGCAGCGCGGAGCGCTCGCCGGTGTTTGGCCGGCGGCGCCGGCGTGCCAGCACTGTTTCTGGGTCGACTTTGGCCGAGCGTGGTGGCAGCGGCCTGCTCTCGACACCCGCCACCGGGGTGACCTCGCCGCCTTTGGCGAAGAACTGGTCTATGTCGTTGTTGAGCTTGGCCAGCAACGCGTCTCGCTGGTCCGGGATAGGATCGCCGATCATTGCCGCCCGATCAGCTTGCGCCCGGCAGCCGCCTCCATTGCCTGGACAAAATGCTGAGCTGCGACGTAGCTGCCGCAAAAACCGCAGGTCTTGCCGGTGGTCCTGTCGATGATGTGCCACATCTTGCCTTTGGTTACCGCCTGGAAGCGGGGGCCCGGGGCGGGAGCCGGCCGGCCAATCTTCGCGTAGAAGTCGGCGGTGGCCAGGATGGAGCGTTCGTGCAGGGCGGCCAGGCCGTCCACGCGCTGTTGCATGACTGGGTGCATGTGTAGTCCTCGGGACGGATTGGATTAGGCGTGGTGCGCGTAGGCTTCGGCCTGGCGCGGTACTCGAAGGTGGGCAACGCGGCGGTCGCCCATACGGCGTTCGCGGCGCATTGGATCGCCGTCGCCGGCAGCGGAGTGCATGGCAATTAGCGTGGCCAGCATCAGACAGGTGGGGCTGATGATCTGACGTCTCATGGCCTCGGCGATGATCTGGGCCCGCTTGGTCACGCCAAGCTTTGTACTGGCGGCGAGTAGCCGCTTATCGACGGTGTCAGGGGCGACGTCGATGGTTCGGGCGATCTCTTTCGCCGTCAGGCCCTGGGCCACGAAGAGAACGCATTGCAATTCACGGGGAGCAAGGCCACGTCCAAGGTGGCCCATCCAGTCGCCGCAGGTGATCGTTTCCATAACGTGTTTCCTCAATGGGGTGGCTGCATTGGTCAGACGCCGGGCACCAGAGACCAAGCTGGGCGTGAAAGCCAACCCGGCGCCTGCCAATGCAGTCAAAGTGGATGAGGGGTGACGCAGGGGGCCGCGTTGCGCGGTGCAGAATCGTCCGCATCGGGGTGTGATCTGTCGTCCGGTCTGGGCTGCCCGGCTTACTGGCTTTCGCCTCCCACATTCCACCGCTCCGGGTCCCATTGCTGGGCCGTCCATTGCAGGGCAGACGGATCACACTCCGATACGGCCTGCGATGAGGCAGGGCATCGGGCAGTTTGCGTCAGGCGGACGTGGCGCTGGTTGTTTCTTCTGGGCCGCCTGGTACGCACTTCAAGCCGCAGAGCGGGCAATAGTTGGCGACTACCGATACGGTTTTGCTCACACGCTTCAAGCCGCCGGCTTTCTTCGGGGCCATGTAGTGTCCAGTGACCTCTACGCAGTAGCGCATCCCAGCCTTGCCAGTGCTCAGATTGAAGCAGAGGTTGCTGCCCACAGCGTGCAGCCTGAAAGACTCTGCGCCAGGAACTCTTTCGGCTATTTCATCCGTCACCAGCTTGACGGCGTCGTTGATGCAAGTGCATTCCATCGTATTGCCCTCCAGGGCGGTTGATTCTCCGGGTGCCCTAGGCAAAGGGCATCGAGGGAATCGGTTCAAGCAGCCTCTGCGGCTGCTGCCTCGGACTTGATTCGCTGGTGGATCTCTTCGCGGTGCACCGCCACGTTCGATGGCGCCTCGACGCCAAGACGAATCTGGCCCCCCTTGATGCCCAGGACGGTTACCCGGATTTCATCGTTGATCACGATCGTTTCGCCTACCTTGCGGGTGAGTATCAGCATGGTCCTGCTCCTTGGTTGGTTTCCCGTCTGGCCCTGTCGCCAAGGCCAGCCAGTGAAATCGATTGTCCGCGCCATGCTCGTCGCCGGGTTTCCCCACCACTGCCTGCTGCAGCTACTGGCTACGCATCAGGTGGCTTGCATGGTTTGGCGTCCGCGCGATGTGGCGAGTCCGGCAGGTATCCAGTGCCTGCATGGGCGGCGGCTTAGCTTTTCCCGACCCAGGTAATGGCCTGGGTGCGTCGCGGTGGTCACGTCTGGTTGTGTAAAGAGCGTGGCGGCCTTCGCTGCCAATAACCTGTGTTATGAGACAGATAATAACTCAAGTTTTCCTATCGTCAATAACCTAGGTTATAAATTCATGCAGAAAAAAGCCCGCGCGCGGCGGGCTCCCCTTCATCAGTCGCAGTATTCTCGCCAGCCGATCCGGACGGCCCCTCCCTCAACCTGGTCAACACGGATGCCAGCCGTCTCTGCCAGCTCGCTCAAAAGGCGCCGCCAATCGCCAGGATCTTCGTTCGGAAGCCTGGAAACTGTAACTGTCTGGATCCTCTGGACCTTTGGGTCGGCAATAATTCGCTGCACCCGATGGCCGATCTGCTCATAGGTGCGGGGCTTGGTCTGGGTGAAATCTGGCTGGTGAAGCATTGTGAACCTCCTTTTCTACTGCTGTACATGCATACAGTATTGGAGGTGTAGGAATTTGGCAACGGGGCGGTAGGAATTGCGTAAGGAACCTCACCGACCCATGCTAGGGGCGCGCCAAACCGTAGGCATGAAAAAGCCCGCCGAGGCGGGCTAGATCAATTCTTTGGCAGCACAGGTGTCGCCGGTGCGTTTATCGTCGGGGATGGTTGAATCACTCTGGGTGTGTCAACCTTCCCGGTTTGATAGAAAGAGACGCTGAGGGCAGTAATTGCTACTCCTACGCCTATCGCGGTAAGCATAGCGCCCCAGATATTGAGTTTCAGGCTGCCGAGCTTATCGATGTCCCGACGCACTCCTGCGATGGATTCATCAAGACGCCTATCGCGCTCCGCCTGGGCCGCCAAGAATCCCTCAATCTTGGAGGAAATCGACTCGACCCGAGCGTCCATTTTGACCTCGATGGTCTCGAGCTTAGCGTTGAATTCTTCACGGGTGATGTCGTTCATAGCTGCATTATTGCTGCTAGGGGTTAGATTGTCACCAAGCATGGCGCCCAGTCGATCCGCAGAGAGCTTGGGCTTTATGTCCTCGACATCTCCCGCGCTCAGCAAAATGTTCGCATTAAGCCATTGGGCACTTATCGTGCTCCTGGCAGAGGCCAGATGGTTAGCTAGCTTGACATAGGCCGGGTCAAGCATCGCCTGGACTCTGCTGGGCTTCACTTACCGCTGCCAAGGTTGTCTTCAAAGATTGTATGTACTCATCAGATTTATTCTTGACCACCTGGAGGCACTCGTTGAGCGGAATGAGCGCTGTCTGTTCACCCGAGTTGATCTTCTGCTCGTAAACAAGCTTGGAAATTTCAATCAGCGCGCCGTTCTGTGCTACCACCAGATCGCCTAATGCACTGATGGTAGTGAGAAGATCTAGATTGACATTCGTTGCGGAAGACTTTGCGTTTTCGCCTGCTTCATCGCTCATTGCGTGCCTCGTCTAAGAAATCGGCCCGAATGGGAGGGCATCTGGACTGAGAAATCAGTCATCTGATGAGATCAAAGTTTCATCAAGGCCCGGACAACCACACCAATAATCCTGCAGTCCCCTGCGCACATCTCAGTCGGATATGCTGAGTTAAGCGGCTTGAGGAAGCGGCGCCCTCCGTCCTCTACGAGCTTCTTGAACGTAGCCTCATTGCTGTCGCCCAGCTTGGCGATCACCAGCTTCCCTGGCTTCACGTCTGCCTCTGTATCGACCAGGATCAACGTCCCTTCAGCAATGCTCTGACCAACTGATGAAGTCATTGAGTCGCCTTTGACCTCAAGCCAGAACGCTGGACCTTTCGAGTCGTACTCCGACATCTCGTATCGATCAGAGAACCCAGGAGGGAAGGGCTCGACTGCTTCAGCCCAGGCGCCTGCAGCTACCCAGCTGATAACCGGGTAGCGGAAGGACATATTTGGTTGAACGGCAGTGTTCACGTTGCTCGGTTCCGGAGCACGTTCAAGGCCTGAGTCCAGCCATTCGGCAGACACTCCAAGCGCCCTCGCTATTTCCAAAAGCTTTTTCGAAGTGGCATTTCGGCCGCTCTCCAAGTGCTGAATGGTCACCTGGCTCACGCCTGCCTTCTCGGCCAGTTGCTGCTGGCTCAGGCCGAGGGCAAGCCTGCGCGAGTAGATCCGGTCTTTGAGGGCTGCTTTGTCTTTAGTCATGGGCTCAAGGGTAAAACAAGCGTTATTGCCCATCAAATAACATGTGTTTGCCTCGCCAATAACTTGAGTTATCATCATGGGTACGATCCATTGAGGCACGCAACCATGCCAGAGAAAGAGAGACCTGTTGATGTCGTGGTTCGCCTAGCAGGCGGCCAGGCGGAACTGGCTCGCAGATGTAGCACCAGCCAGCCACGCATATGGCAATGCGTTCATCGGAACTTAAGGGTACCTGCGGACCTAGTCATCCCATTCGAAAAAGCCGTGGAAGGAAAGGTGACGCGTCATCAGCTGAGGCCAGATCTGTACCCAGCTGATGACGCTTGTCCGCCTGCTTGACGAAAGTATCAAGCAAATGGCGTTGCGCCAGTAGTCAGCCTTTCCTGCTGTTCATTCGTCCAGTACCCGAATCGCAGGCATAAAAAAACCGCCTGGCAGGGCGGCTTCTTCAACAACGAGATCGAGGTCGATTATGCACAGAGCAGTCGATGCAATCAATACCCAGGTGGGAGCGCCAGCTTTGAGCGGATCACCAACACTCGCGGGGCCGGTGATGTCTTCGCGCGAAATCGCTGAGCTGACTGGAAAGCGTCACCCAGACGTCAAGCGCGACATCCAGGCAATGGCCAATGACCTCCGAGTAGATGTGAGCAGGTTTGCTCGCATCTATGTGGACAGTATGAACCGCCAGCAGATCGAGTATGACCTTGATCGTGACCACACCGAATGCCTGTTGACCGGCTATAGCGCAGCCATGCGAATGGCGGTAATCAAGCGCTGGCGCGAGCTGGAGGAGGGCATCGGGAAGGTCATCGCAACCCTGCCTGATTTCTCCAGTCCTGCAGCCGCTGCCCGTGCCTGGGCAGAGCAGTACGAGCGCCAGCAAGCAGCCACCCAGGCCTTGGCTATCGCCGCACCGAAGGCAGCCTTCGTCGACCACTACGTTCAAGCGTCCGGCTCCATGAGCTTCCGCCAGGTCGCCAAGCTGCTCAAGGCCAACGAACGCCAATTCCGGCAGATGCTGCTGGACAAGGGCGTCATGTACTACCTCGGAGGCGTCCTGACCCCGTGCAGCCAGCACCAGACGGCGAAGCGCTTCGAACTCAAAACCGGCACCAGTGACACCAACGGCCATGCCTATGCACAAGCGCGGTTCACCGCCAAGGGCGTGCAGTGGATCGCTGGCGTATGGGCGTCCTACCAGCTGGAGCAAAGCAATTGAGCACGATCATCATGAGTGCCTGCTGGCCTCTGGAGGGCATGAGCCCTGCTCAGAAGGCTGTGCTGATCTCGCTGGCCGACAACGCCAACGATGAGGGCGTCTGCTGGCCATCTGTTGCCACGATCGGTGTACGCACCTGCCTGTCAGAGCGCGCTGTTCGTAACGCACTGCGCTGGCTTGAAGAGTCTGGCCTTCTGACCAGCAATCAGCGTTTTGGCCGTTCCACCTGGTACTCGGTAACCCCGGCACGATATGCCCCCGGCAGCAAATGCCCCCCGGCGCCAGATGCCCCATCACCCCGGCAGGATATGCCGGATACCCCGGCACCAGATGCCCCCAGAACCGTAAGGGAACCGTCAGGTGAACCGTCACCTACTGGCAACCGCGTTCCGCGATCGCCGTCATGCCCGGTTCAGGACATCGTGGATCTGTTCAACCAGCTGCTCACACCTGCACTGCCAGCGGTGGTTCTGGTATCCGAAGCCCGCAAGAAACAACTCCGTGCTCGCTGGAACCAGAGCGATGTTCACCAGAGCCTGGAGTTCTGGACTGAATACTTCGCCGCTGTCGCCCAGTCCGATTTCCTGATGGGCCGTGCTGCTGGGAAGCCCGGAGGGGCCCCGTTCCGGGCCACCTTCGACTGGCTGATCGCCCCATCCAACTTCGTCAAGGTCGTGGAGGGCAATTACCATGCGTGACCCCCATAGCGCAGAAGCCGAACACGGCCTGCTGGGCGCGATGCTCCAGCGCCCTGAGCTGATTGACACCTTGTCTGACGATCTCTCTCCAGAGTCGTTCTACTTCACCGAGAACGCCGAGGTTTACCGCGGCATCATGGACCTTCGTGCTGCTGGGCGGCCGGTGGACCTGCTGACGGTAGCCGAGCATATCGGCGTGCTGAGCAACGGCGACCTGGCGCTTGGGCACTGCGGCTCCTTGGTCGCCAACACGCCGAGCGTGGCGAACGCCGGAGGGTATGCGCGGATCGTTCGGGAAAGAGCCATCGAGCGAGCCTTGTACGACCTGAGCGCCCAGACGCTCGAAATCGCCCAAAGTGGCGAAGACGTCCAGGCGAAGATCGCAGCCGTCCAAGCCGCGGCCATGGCCATCGACTCCGGCTGTGACGGCGATGAAGTGGTCAAGGCCGGCGATCTGATGGCCGAGCAGATTGAGGTATGGCAGGAGCGCCATGACCGGCATACCCGCGGCGAAACCTTGATCGGTCTTTCCACCGGCCTATCCGCTCTGGACGAGAAGCTGGGGGGCCTGCAGCCGGAACAGCTCATCATCGTCGCCGGCCGCCCTGCGATGGGCAAGACCACTCTGGCCATGGGCTTCACGCTTGATGCAGCCGTGAGACAGAACAAGTCCTGCCTGGTCGTCAGCTTGGAGATGAGCAAGGGGCAGTTGCTCGACCGCGCGATGGCCTCCGAAGGGCGTATCCCGCTCAACCTGATCAAGAACGGCGCCGCGTGCCAAACCCACGGCACGGAGATGGGTGCTGCTGCCCGGAAGATCCAGCAAGCGAACCTGTTCATCGCTGACCGCGCTGGCGCAACGGTTGGCCGGATTCGCTCCATGGCCCGCCGACACAAGATGCGTTACGGCCTGGACCTGCTGATGGTCGACTACCTGCAGCTGATGGAAGGCGATGGCGGCAACCGTACCGAAGAGGTCAGCAGCATCAGCCGGGGGTGCAAGCTGCTAGCGCGTGAGCTTGGCATTCCTGTCGTGCTGTTGAGCCAGCTGTCCCGCAAGTGCGAAGAGCGCCCGAACAAGCGCCCCGTTCCGTCTGACCTGCGTGAATCCGGCGCCATTGAGCAGGACGCCGACGTGATCCTCTTCGTGTACCGCGACGAGGTTTACAACGAGAACACCGACCAGAAGGGCATCGCCGAGATCATCGTGGGCAAAGGCCGTGATGTGGAGACCGGTACCGTCCGCGCCGCCTTCCTGGGCCAGTACAACCGATTCGAGAGCTTGGCCGCTGGCTGGAAACCTGAACCCGTCGAGCAGCCGGCCAAGGTCGCGAACCTGGCTTCGCGCTACGCCAAGGAGCGCTTCTGATGAAAGCCAGCAAGAAAGACCTACGCGACGCCGCGGTCATGGCCAGCACCTTCACCAAGCATGGCGTGCTGTTCGTGCCCATGCCGGTCACCAGCGAAGAAGATCACCACCAGCTCCTGGGCGAGGCCCAGCAGCGCCTGGACATCCTGGCCGCGCAGGCCGAAGCCGAGGAGCAGCACTGATGGACACCAGCAAGATGCGCGAGCTGAAAACTCTGGCCGAGGCGCTAATTGGGCTGAATAAGGCCAATTCGTGGGACTGGGTGGCCACCGTCGAGGATGCACGCATGGGAAAGACCCACGCCGAATTCTCCTTGGCGGCGAGCCCAGCCACCATCCTGGCCCTGCTCGACGAGATCGAGGCTCTCCAGGGGCTGTACCGCATGCACCAGCAGACGGAGGCGCGGGAGATGCGCGACGTGAAGGCCGAACGCGACCAGCTCAAGGCCGAGGGCGAGGCGCTGCGCAAGGATGCAGAGCGTTATCGATTCGTCAGCAAGCTGGCGTGGTACGTCGACCGTGCTGCTCAAGTGTACGGCCTGTGCAACGTCAATTCGAACTGGCGCACCGAGCGAGGATCGCCGGACGAGGATGAAGTTGAGGAAGCAATCGACGCGACCATGGCCAAGGTGGCATCCCATGGGTGACCTCCACGAAATGGTTGATGCCTTGGTCAGCCGCGACGACGAGATCAAGCGGCTCAAGCGCGACCTGGCTATCTACGAGGCCAGGCTTCATCAGACTGAAATGGATCTCTCCAGCATGCGCGGGTCATGCAAGGCCATAGGCGAGGATCTGCGGAAGGCCCGCGCGCGCAATGCCACCTTCACCCGGGCGCTGAGCTGGGTTGCCCGCGAGCTGGACCTGAGCCTTGTAGGAAAGCCTGATTGGCTACTGAGCACGTTGCGAGGCGTGATTGAGCGTGAACAGAAAGCTAAGCAGAAAGGAGCGCGGGTATGAAGCAATCCAAGTTGACCAAAGCCGCGCGCGGCCGTGAGTGCCAGGTGCGTATTCCGGGCATCTGCAATGGCAATCCTGAGACCACCGTGCTGGCGCATTACCGCATGGCCGGTACCTGTGGCGTCGGCAGCAAGCCGAATGACCTGCAGGGGGCCTGGGCCTGCAGCGCTTGTCATGACACCTGCGACGGTCGCAGCAAGGCAGTCAGCCGTGCCGAAGCGCGCCAGTACCACGCCGAGGGCGTCATGCGCACCCAGGCTCTGCTCATCAACGAAGGCGTCATCGGCGCCAAGGGAGTCGCAGCATGAACTGGGAAACCGCCGGCTACGTCTTCCTGATCGTCATGGCCGTCTGTTCGGGTTATTGCGTGGTTCGTGGCGCGATCATCGCTGCGATCCGCAAGCGTGCCAAGGACAAGGAGTAACGCATGAAGTCCGCCACTGCCCGCGTGTACGCCCCAGCGGCCAAGCGCAAAAAGCCAGTTGATCGCGAAGGCTTGGAGCAGGCCGCGCTGATGGAAGACCTGCAGCTGCGCTTTCCCGAAGCCTTCAAACTGATCTACCACGTGCCGAACGGCGGTCACCGCCACAAGGCTGTCGCAGCGAAGCTGAAGGACCAGGGTGTGAAGGCAGGGGTGCCCGATCTGGTGTTGCCCATGGCACGCGGTGGATATTTCGGCCTGTACATCGAGTTCAAGGCTGAGCCGCCGTTTGATGCTGCCGTGTCGCCCAGCCAGGACGCGTACATGCAAGCGCTGCTGGGCCAGGGTTATCTGGCGATCGTGTGCCGCGGGCATATCGATGCGATCGAGGCGCTGCGGTCCTACCTGCTGTTGCCGAAGACTGTGGTGGCCGCATGAGTGCAACGCGCGCGGTGAAGTTGAGCGAGGCAGAGGTCCGCCGGCAGGCAGCTGATGGCTTGGTGCGCGACCTGCGCGACCCGCGTCACCCCGGCCTGTACCTGCGGTTCTGGTCCAGCCGCGAGCGGGGCACCTGGCACTTGGTGCGCGGCAAGCGCTGGGTGCCGATCGCGCACTGGCCCGAGCTGAGCGTATCCGCCGTGCTGACCGAGCTGCCCGCGCTGCGGCAGCGCCTGGTTCGCGAGCCCTCCGTCGAGGTGGCAGTGTCCGGCATGACCACCGTGGGCCAGCTGCTCGAGTGGTACGTCGACCGCATGACCCGTGACCGCTCGCTGTCCTCCAAGCGCAAGGCCGGCGCCCGGTCTGCCGTGACCCAGCACCTGCTGCCGCGCCTGGGAGGGGTGGCCATTGCGGACGTGAGCGGCGAGTCGCTGGACAAGCACTTGATGTGGCCCGGCCAGGCCGATGTGTCGCTGTCCTACCTGCGGCAGATGTTCGCGTTGCTGCTGACCGCGTTTCGCCAGGCCCTGCAGTTGGGCATGGTCGAGCGCAATCCCATGGCAGGCATGCGCTTCAACGACTTCACCAAGGCCAAGATCCTGCCGAAGCCAGCGCGCCTGCGCGGCGTGCAGCTGCCCGAGTTGGTGCGGCAGCTGGCCCAGGCCTTCGACGCGGCTCCGGGTGACGCCATGCTGGCCCTCATGATGCTGGCCCATGGCACCCGGATCGGCGAGACCCGCATGGCGCGCTGGACTGAAATCTCCCTGGCCGCGGCCGAGTGGTTCATCCCGGCGGCCAACACCAAGACACGCACCGAGCACCGCCTGCCGCTGACGGCCCAGATCAAGGCACTGCTAAGCCGCTACCGGGCCATCCAGCAAGCCCAGGGCTACGAGGGCGTGTACCTGTTCCCGAACCGCCGCGGGCTGCCGCTGAGCGAGACCCAGGCCAGCGCCGTGTTCACCCGTCTGGGGCAGGGCGAGTGGACCAGTCACGACCTGCGCAAGGTCTCCCGCAGCACCTGGACGGACCTGGGCATTGACAGCCACATTGGCGAGATGCTGCTGAACCACACGCTCGGCAAGATCGCCAGCACCTACATCCACACCCAGGCCATGCAGCAGCGTCGGGCGGCTCTGGAGAAGTGGCACGCCTGGCTTGACCGGGTCGGCTTCGAGACCATTCACCGCCTTACAGAGGCCTTATTCGAAAATTCGCATAATTCGCCACAGCCCGCAGACGGCGCGGCTTCGGGCCACCTTAGCGCATTTGTAATTAGCGAGGATTCGAAGGCATGAAAAAGAGCCACGGACCGGACTTCCGGAAGGCGCTGATCGAGCTGGCTCAATGCCCTGCGTGCCGTGGCAAAGCGGTCCTCAAGGGCGTGTTCCACGAGATGGTCTGCGGGCAGTGCAACGCCTCCGGGTGGGTGGCCGTGGACACTGCCGAGGCGCTGCCGGTGGAAGAGCTGGTAACCCAGCTGAGCCTGCGCCTGCAGGTTGCGCAGCGGCAGATCAACGAATTGAAGCAACCTCGGGCCGCTGGGCCGGAGGTGATGTACCAGGACAACAACCGCCGCGGCGCCGGCGGTACGAATTTCACCGGGGATTGAGGAAGACCATGAAGAAGCGCACCTACGTTGATAAAGCTCTGGGCGATACCGCATACATGCTGGAGCAGTGGGGCTGGTGGCGCATGGATGGAATGGGCGTGCCTGGGTACGTTTGCCCGCTGTATGCGCTGATGCGTGACAACGCTCCGTCAGAGGGAGGCCTCAAGCAGTATGTGATCACTGATGACCTGGCGCTGGCAGTCGATGGCGCCGTGGGCCGCCTGACAAAGCGTGACGAGCAGATGGGTGGCTTCGTTTGGCTGTACTTCGGGGCCAAGTGGCCTGCGCTGCGAATCGCTCGGGAGCACGGGATGGGAGAGGCGAAGGCGCGCGAGCTGATCAATGCAGGAGTGGCCTGGGTTGACTGCGCGCTTGAACAACTGCGTGAGGCTGCATAAAAAGCTTTCCGCGCGGATAAACACCTGTTTTCATAGCAGCGTGTCCAGCTTGCAACGCAACGCGACACAAACGAACCTCGGCCATTGTGTCGGGGTTCTTCATTTCCAGTGAACTGGTCGTTTGTGGTCTACGATTTCTGTTTCCATGATGTCAATCATCACGCCAATGGGGAATCACATGGCCTTCACTGACGAGCAAAAGCTTATCGTTACCTTGCTGACCGAGATTCATTCAAAGCTAGCTATCACTGACGGGCTCGATCCTCACTTTGTGCAAAAAATGGTCTCCAGCGATAACGCTTGGGCCTTGCACTGGCGTTATAACGAAATATGCACGAACGAGCAGACGCCGCATAAAGTGCAGCGGGTCGCAGACGTTTTGGATATGTGGCAAGTGCTGGAGCGTACATTGGCAGGATTCGGACCCGCCGAGAGGGCCAAGGCGGAAGAGTTAAGTCGTCCAATCCAATTGTCCCAAGCCAAATTCCAAGGGTATAGCGGCAACGATGAAGACGAGTTCTCGATTGTCCATATCTTGGTAGAGGATCTGGGACGTTGGTCGTCATTTAAGGGCAGAAATTTCAACTCCCACGTACCAATGGTTGATGTGTACGACCGCATGCTAAGCGTCTATCAGCGAGTCAACCCGGTAGCTAATTCTCAGCCAGCACTCACGGTGGAGAACTTCTCGGCAGTTCTAAAAGAAGTTCTCCATCCTGAGCGCAGAGCGTGAAAGCGACACTACAATCCTTGCCTCCAAGTGGGGATTCATCATAAATGCGGATGACGCGCCCAGGCAGCTGGGCTAAGTCGGTAGCGGCGTTCAGTCAAACCCGTGCGGTCACTGATGGACAACGCGATGAGAGCCTGGGGTAAGTGACCCAGCGATCCAGGCCACCAAGCCGGGGATGCACCGGCCCTCCGCACCCATTCAAGGCCTCGGCATTCGCCGGGGCTTTTTCGTATCTGGAGCATGCAAATGTCCGAAACCAACGAAACTATCGCGTCATTGCGCTCCAGCATCGAAGCGCTGCACAGCTTAGCCGTCACTCTGCAGATGCAGGTCTCGGGCAAGGCAGATGCTTCCGCCGTGTCAGCACTGGCATCCCGCGTCGCTGCCTGCGAAGGCCGAATCGCTGCTTGCGACAGCCAAGTTACGGCCCAGGGCGCGCCGATCACTGCTCAGGCTCGGGCCGTATCGTCGCTGTCCGGCACCGTTACGGCGGAAAGTAACGCGGTTTCGATGCTGACCGCCCGCGTCGCCGGCCAGAGCGAAAGCGTGCCAACGGTTGATCGCAGCGGATACATCACTGGCGAGAAGCCCGCCCGTCAAGCTATGGAAGAAGTGTTTTCCCGCGCCAAGGGCGTTCTGGCGCTGGCTCAGCGAATTGGATCGTTCGAGTGCACACTTCCCGAAGGTACAGTGAAATGCACCCTGGGCACTGAAGTTGTTTCCAGTGACGATCAGGCGAGCCAGGGTGAAAGCCCGTTCGTTGGCATCGACGGCCAGGTTTTCATCAGCGGCGCGACTATCAAGGATGCTGCCATCGACCCAGCCTGTCTCAAGGTCGAGACTGACAAGCTCCGGATCGATCATGCCGTTATCGATGGCTACAGGGTGATTTTGGCCGTGAACGAGCAAGGGCAGTACTACATTGCCGGTGTTGGGCTGGGCGCGAGCACTGTCGCAAACGGCCTCAGGCTCGGACCCAGCTTGGAAGAGGACGTTCGCCGCTTGCTCCGAGAGGAGCTGATCGGCGCCGGCGACGAGAAGGCCATCAACGAAAGGCTGGGAAAAATCGAGCTTGATCTGATGGCCCGGAAAGGCCTAGAAGACGCCGCCAAGATCATAATTGAGCAGAGGTTGGCGGCGCTGGAATCAGTCGTTGGCTCGCTCAAACTCGGCTAGTGCATAAGCTTTAAGTTCGGCAATGGTCATCTGGTCGGAATTTTTTGGTGTTGGCGGGTAGTAGGTAGTCGAGCTTCCTGCTGGTAGCTGTATATCTGCAACCAAGTTCCAGTGCTCGCCGGCATGAAGGTTGGCGAGATTCAGGCTGTTGAGTTTGTATTTGCTCATTAGAGCTTCCTTTTTAGAGCTGTATCGTTGGTGGAACATCGATAGTAGCTCTAAGCCACGCCTGCTTCTATGCAGGCTTTTATTTGGAGCACCCCTATGGCCGAGCCAAGTACCGGCGCCCTCGCTGTGACCGGCGTACTTGCCAGCGTCGGCCTGGGTGCTGCATTCCCCCAGCTGGATCTCGCCGCACTGGTTGGGGCGTTCGGCGGGGCTTTTTTCTACGTTGTATTTGCTAAGGACATCAGCACCTGGCGCCGCGTCGGCTACTTGCTGGCCGGTTGGATCGGCGGCTACTTCGGTGCTGCAGAGCTGATGGGTAGGGCTTGGACCCAGACCGCTGGCTTCAGCGCCTTCGTATGCGGCGTACTCTGCGTTGTCACGTTCTCCGGCTTGCTGGAGTGGATGCAGACCGGCCGTATGCCGAGCTGGCTGCAATGGGTCTTCCGCCTGCGAGCCAGGAAGGAGGGTTGAATGGCTGCTCTTATCCAGGCTGGTCTATGCGCCGTTATCTTCGTGATGATCGGGCTGCGCTACCGGCCATATCCAGAAGCGCGCTACAAGCTGGGCGTTTCGCTGATGGCTTGGGCTGCATGCGCAGTGACCGGCATGCAGTGTGTGAGCCTCATTGGCCGCATGGTGTTGCACGAAGACTTTGCCGATGCATCGTGGTTCAACACTGCGTTCTACTTGCTGGCCGCCGTCCTAGTGTGCCGGGCAAGGGGGAACGTGGCCAAAATCGTGAGGGTGGACTGATGATCGAGCTGACTGACCATAGGGGCAATGTCCGCTACTTCGCACCTGCTGCAATTGCCGAGGTGCAGGAGCCATCGGCCAGCTCGCAATGGCACGGTATCCACGCCATCGTCCGGACCTTCGACGGCAAGACGGTCGAGGTGCGCAACCCGGCTGCCGAGGTCGTTCGACTTATCCGTGAGGCACGGGGCTGAATGGGCAGGCTCAGCACGCTCCGCCCCCGCATAAAGGATGCCGAAAGCCGCAAGCTTTCAGCTTTGGTGGTGGACGATAAGCTAAGTGGCTGGGGATCCGGGCGAGGCGGGAGACCGTGGCGTCGGAAGCGCGACGCGATTCTGCTTCGAGATAAATACACCTGCCAGGCATGCGGTGTAGTGACCTCGGAGCTTGAGGTTGACCACATCGTCAACGTCGCCCAGGGCGGCAGCGATGATGACGCCAATCTCCAGGCCCTATGCGTGCCGTGCCACCAAGCGAAGACGGCCGTAGAGGCAGCCCAGGGCGGCGGCTGGTAGTCAGGCCGGCGAACCTCGGAAACCGAGCAAAAATGCACCGACCTGGTGCGGCACGTCATTGCCCCGGTGGGGCGGGTCGAAACCGTGCAGCCTCCCACTACGGACACCGCCCCCGACCGCACGGACAGATTTTTTCCCCCTCACAGGTTTTTGTTAAACATGGCACTCACCTCTAAAAAGCGCGCATTCATCGTCGCTGTGAGGGAAGGTGCGTCCAACAAAGATGCGGCTATCGCTGCAGGCTGTTCGCCGAAGACCGCGTCCTCAGCCGGCTCCAGGCTGGCCAAGGATCCAGACGTCATGCGCGAGCTCCACAAGCTGAACGCGCTATTCCCCATCAGCGACGATGTTAAAGCTGATGTTAAAACGGATGTTAAACCGGCTCGACCCAAAGCCGCACCGCGGGCTCCCAAGCCTGCGTGCGAGTACGTCGAAAAGGTACTGCAGTCACCCGAACTGGCAGACGACGGATCCTTCAGTGACCCTGGGCCAAGTCGGGTCTACACCGACCCGAAAGACTATCTGCTCGATGACATGAACGATCCGAAGCTTGACCGGAAGGATCGTCGTGACGCGGCCAAGGCTTTGATGCCTTTCCTCCATGCCAGGAAAGGCGAGGGCGGCAAGAAGGAGGAGCGCCAGGATGCGGCGAAAAAAGCAGGGGCCGGCAAGTTCAGCGCAGCGCCGCCCCCGCCATCTCACTTGCGATCGGTGAAGTAAATGACCAAGCAGAAGGACGAGCAGAATCCGTTGGCGCGGTCATACAGCGATCCGAAGGATTTTCTGATGGCGGTCATGAACGACCAGAGCGCGCCGGCCGACATTCGGATCGAAGCAGCCGGCGCATTGATGCCGTACTTCCACGTCGAGCTGAGCCAGGAACAGAACGAATAGCCGCGACTGGCCAACAACGGTGATATATGAGCGAACCCACCTGGGACACAGCATGCCCAGACTGGGCGTCCCGCATCGTAAAGCGCCAGTCACTGGTTCCTTTTCCACCGCTGTTTCCGGACGAAGCTGAGGCCAGTCTCCAGGTTTTGAACGATCTGCGGATTGTGGACGCACCGGGCAGCCCGCTGATCGGTGAGTCCTGCGCCCCTTGGATCACCGATCTTGCCGGCGCCATCTTCGGCGCCTACAACGCGAACACTGGCGAGCGGCTGATCCAGGAGTTCTTCCTCCTGATCAGCAAGAAAAACGCGAAGAGCACCATCGCTGCCGCGATCATGCTGACCGTGCTGATCCGCAACTGGCGGCAGTCGGCCGAGTTCATCATCCTGGCGCCGACTATCGAGGTGGCGAACAACGCCTATGCGCCGGCCAGGGACATGGTCAAGCACGACGAAGAGCTGTCGGCGTTGCTTCATGTCCAGGATCATGTCCGGACGATTACCCATCGCGGTTCCGGTGCCACGCTCAAGGTGGTAGCAGCGGACCAAAACACGGTGGGCGGCAAGAAAGCGGCGGTGGTCCTGGTGGATGAGCTCCACCTGTTCGGCAAGAACCCGCACGCGGCCAACATGCTGCGAGAGGCTACCGGTGGCCTGGCTTCGCGGCCGGAAGGCTTTGTGATCTATCTGACCACACAGTCCGACCAGCCGCCGGCAGGGGTATTCCGCGAGAAGCTGCAGTACGCCCGGGGCGTGCGAGACGGGACGATCATTGACCCAAACTTCTTGCCAGTGATCTACGAGTTTCCAGAGCGGATCCTCAAGGCGAACGAACACAGAAATCCTGAGAATTTCTATATCACCAACCCGAACATGGGTTACTCGGTCAGCGAGAAATTCCTGATCCGCGAGATGAAGAAGGCCGAGGAGGCCGGCGAGGCAGAAGTGCTGGGCTTCATGTCCAAGCACCTGAACGTCGAGATCGGCTTGGCGCTGCGCTCGGACCGCTGGGCGGGTGCCGACTTCTGGACGAGCGCGGCAGTGCCAGTGCTGACCCTGGACATGCTGATCGCAAGGTCGGAGGTCATCGACGTCGGCATCGATGGCGGCGGCCTGGACGACTTGCTGGGATTCGCGGCAGTGGGCCGCGATAAGCGCACCCGCGATTGGCTAGTGTGGACTCACGCATGGGCCCATCCCTCGGTGCTGGAGCGCCGAAAGGCGGAAGCGCCGCGCTTTCATGACTTCGAGAAGGACGGCGACCTGACGCTTTCAACTCGCATCGGTGATGACGTCACCGACGTAGCCGACCTGGTTGACCAGATCGAGGAGTCGGGCTTGCTCGACAAGGTCGGCGTTGACCCGGTAGGTATCGGGGCGATCTACGACGCCATGATCGAACGCGAGATCCCGCCCGAGAAGATCGTTGCTATCAGCCAGGGCTGGAAGCTCGGCGGAGCGATCAAGACAGCCGAGCGCAAGCTTGCGGAGGGCGGTCTGAAACACGGCGGTCAGCCGATGATGGCCTGGTGCGTCGGCAACGCCAAGGTCGAGCCGCGCGCCAATTCGATCCTCATTACTAAGCAAGCCAGCGGTTCGGCAAAGATCGACCCATTGATGGCTCTATTCAACGCAGTGACCCTGATATCCCTGAACCCGGAAGGCCGGGGCAACGAGGATTTCATGGCTGCCATTCGGAACCCGATCATCGTATGAACCCACTGCATCTTTTCATTCTCTGCGCGCTGTGCGGGTTTGCTCTGGCTGTTGCCGGCGTTTATGTTCTGCTGGGCCTGGGCTGGGCACTGCTGGCGGGCGGCGGGGCGCTACTTCTCATCGCGGGCTTTGTGCGCAAGGGGCTGACCGGTGACTAAATCCTTATCGGTCGTGCTTGGCCGCGCGGCACGAAAGCCTAGCGCATCGCTGGGAGAGTGGCTCGGCAAGTCCATCAAGCTGAGCGATGGCGGGTTTTGGGGGCAGTTCCTTGGAGGCTCTTCCAGCTCGGGCAAGCGGGTTACCGTCGACAACGCCATGCAGCTGTCGGCGGTGTGGTCCTGTGTGCGGATCATCTCCACCTCAGTGGCCGGCCTGCCGATGGGGGTATATCAGCGGGAAGCGGACGGCGGTCGAAAGGATGCCCGCGACATGGGCCTCTACGACATTGTCCATACCAGTCCCAACGAGGACATGACCGCTTTCCAATTCTGGCAGGCGATGGTTGCTGCGATGCTGCTTCGAGGTAATGCCTTCGCAGAGATCCTGCGTATCGGCAGCCGAATCGTCGCGCTGGATTTCCTGTTGCCCGGCCGGGTCGACATGGACCTGGACGATGATGGCAGAGTCACTTACTGGTACCGGCCCCGCAAGGGTCCGCGCCGCCAGATCGAGCGCCAGGACATGCTGCACATCCCGGCCTTCAGCCTGGACGGCCGTGTGGGCCTGTCGGCTATCCGCTATGGCGCCGACGTCTTCGGCGCAGCCATGTCGGCGGATGATGCGGCAAACGGGACATTCAAGAATGGCTTGCTCCCGACGGTCGCATTCAAGGTGGACCGGGTGCTGAACCCTGACCAGCGCGATGAGTTTCGTGACTACGTCAAGCAGGTATCGGGCGCACTTAACTCAGGGCGGTCCCCGGTGCTTGAGAAAGGCATCACGCCGGAATCAATCGGCATCAACCCGGTTGATGCCCAGTTGCTGGAGTCCAGAGGGTACAGCGTAGAGGAAGTGTGTCGGTGGTTTGGCGTCCCACCCTGGATGGTCGGTAAGACAGACTCTGGCAGTAACTGGGGCACTGGTCTGGAGCAACAGATGATCGCGTTCCTCACCTTCAGTATCAGCTCGATCACCAGCCAGATTCAGCAGTGCGTGAACAAGCGCCTTCTGACGCCGGTTGAGCGGCGGTCATATTACGCCGAGTTCTCCCTGGAAGCCTTCCTCAAGGCCGATAGCGCCGGTCGCTCCGCCTGGTACAGCCAGATGACCCAGAACGGGATCATGACCCGCGATGAATGCCGCGTTAAAGAAAACCTGCCGCGTCATGGCGGCAATGCTGGCGTGCTTACCGTGCAGACCAACTTGACCCCCATCGACAAGTTGGGCGAATCCACCGATGGCCAGGCCGCGCAGGCCGCTTTGAAAAACTGGCTCGGCCAGCAGGAGTAACCATGCAGCTAAACGTCAAGGCACGCAGCTTCAACTGCGAGCTGAGCCCGCGCGCGCTCGATTTGTGGAACCCAGACCTTCGGGCAGCGCTCGAGGCAGGTACCGATACCATCACCATGTACGGGATCATCGGTGAGGACTGGTACGGCGAGGGCGTCACCCTCAAGCGGGTAGACGCTGCGCTTCGGGCGATCGGCGATAAACCGGTCACCGTCTACATCAACTCGCCTGGCGGCGATATGTTCGAAGGCATCGCGATCTACAACCGACTGCTCGAGCATTCGCAGGAGATCACCGTGAAGGTGCTCGGCCTGGCCGCCTCCGCTGCGTCCGTCATTGCCATGGCCGGGGCTAAACGCGAAGTCGCCAAGACAGCCTTCCTGATGATCCACAACTGCTGGACCTTCTTCGCGGGCAACCGGCATGCGATCCGCGAGCTCGCTGACACCATGGAAGAGTTCGACCGCGCCATGGTCAGCCTATACGCAGACACCAGCGGCCAGGATGAGGCTGCGGTGGGAAAAATGCTCGACGCTGAGACCTACATGAACGGTGCGAACGCTGTCGAGAAAGGCTTCGCTACCGGCCTCATCTCCGCGTCTGAGGTCGAACAGGCACGGAGCGAAGACGGCGCCCAAGCGCATTCGGCTAGAAAGCTGGATGCCGCCTTGGCGAAGTCAGGCATGCCTCGCAGCGAGCGGCGCAAACTCATTTCCGAAATCAAGACCGGTACGTCTAGCGCTGCCGGCGGCGACACGCTTCGCGCTGTCGTGCCGGGCATGCCTAGCGCTGCCCTTGATGTATCCGCGTTTGAAGAAACCGCCAATCAGGCGTCGGCACTCCGGAGCCTGATCCCGGACTACTAACGACTGAATCCGCAACCGATTACAGACCGCCTCCAGGGCGGTTTTTTCATTTCTGAAAGGACAAAATCATGGGCGTAGATCTTTCCCAAATCGAAGCTTCCCAGAAGCAGACGCAGGCTGACCTGAAAGCGGTCGGCGATCAAATCAAGACCTATGCCGAGCGCACCGAAAAGGAGATCAAGGCCTCGGGTGAAATGCAGGCCGAGACCCGCGCCAAGGTTGACGAACTGCTGATGAAACAGGGCGAGCTGCAGGCCCGCATGCAGGACGCCGAGCAGAAGCTGGTCAACGCTGGCAAGCAGCATGAGCCCGAGGTGCAGCAGTCTGCTGGGCACCTGGTGGCTGCAAAAATGGCCGAAGAAGGTGTGACCAGCTCGTTCCGGGGCTCCCGTCGCGTTGAAGTGCCGCGCGCAGCCATCACGTCGGTTCCGACCTCTGGCGGCGCTTTGGTACAGACTGATCGGGTCGGCGTCGTCCTTGCTCCGCAGCGCCGACTCACCATCCGTGACCTGGTCGCGCCTGGTACCACTGATAGCAACGCAGTGGAGTACGTCCGCGAGACCGGCTTCACCAACAATGCCGCGATTGTGGGTGAAGGACTGGCGAAGCCTTACAGCGAACTGACCTTCGGCCTGGAAAACGCGAACGTCCGTACCATCGCGCACCTGTTCAAGGGTAGCCGTCAGATCCTGGACGACGCCGCTGCACTGCAAAGCTACATCGACGCTCGTGCCCGCTATGGGCTGCTGCTCGCTGAGGAAGCGCAGCTGCTCTATGGCAACGGTACCGGCAACAACCTGAAAGGCATCATCCCTCAGGCTCAGGCGTACGCTACCCCTAGCGGCATCATCGTCGAGGCGGAGCAGCGTATCGACCGGATCCGGCTGGCCCTGCTCCAGGCCATGCTGGCTGAGTTCCCGTCGACCGGGATCGTGTTGAACCCCATCGACTGGGCTGCCATCGAGCTGCTTAAGGATGGCGAAGGCCGTTACATCATCGGTAAGCCTCAGGAAGGCACCTCACCGCGCCTCTGGAATCTTCCGGTCGTTGAGACTCAAGCCATTGTGCAGGACCAGTTCCTGGTTGGTGCCTTCAACTTGGCTGCCCAGATCTTCGATCGCATGGGCATCGAAGTGCTGGTCTCGACCGAGAACGCCGACGACTTCGAGAAAAACATGGTGACCATCCGCGCCGAAGAGCGTTTGGCGTTCGCCGTATATCGCCCCGAAGCGTTCGTTACCGGTCCGCTGACCGGTGAGTAATCCCTTTCCTTCAGAGCGCCGCCTACGGGCGGCCTAGCTGATCCAGGAGATACCGACATGGCACGTACCACCGCAAACGCTACCTCGAAAGGCCCGGAGGGCGATCAGGTCAAAGACCCTGCGGCATCTGGCGTTGTTGCCGATGGCTCAGGCGCAAAGTCGCTCAATGAATCCGGTGGCGCCGCCGACACCTCAATGCCGGCAGCAGACAGCACTGCTGATGGCCAGGGGCAACAAGCAGACTCCGACAATACCAGCGGTGCCACAGTCACCCTGCAGGAAAGTCTTCCGGCCGAACCTCAGCCCGAGGTCCACGCTGACGACAAGGGCGAGGTGACCATCTATCCACTGCGCAGCTACCTGGACGGCAAGGAAATCCGCCGGGCAGGCGGTAAGGGCTACAAGTCACCGAAGCATGACGCCGTTTCGCTGATTGCCGCTGGCTTGGCCACTGACAAAAAGCCGAAGGCCTGACATGAACGCTATTCCTACGGATGTGGCCATGCAGCACGTACGCGCCGACGAAGAAGATCGCGCGCATGTGGAACTGCTCTTGGCTGCCGCTGAGGACAGCGCAGCCAAGTTCATGAATCGGCGTTTTTACGGTAATGCGGAATCTCTAGCCGGTGCAATCCTGGATGGAACCGCCGGAGCTGATCCGATCTTGATCAACCCGTCGGTGCGTGCGGCCTGCTTGCTGATCCTGGGCAGCCTTTACGCCAACCGTGAGGATGTGGTGGTCGGTACGATCTCGAGCGAGTTGCCGATGGGATCTCGTTCGCTGCTGACGCCCTACCGCGTCGGCTGGGGGGTCTGATGCGAGCTGGTCCATTGCGTCACCGTTGCACCCTGACCAGGCCCCATCGAGAGCCCAATGGCTCTGGCGGCGCCATCCAAACATGGGTGGAGGTCGGCAAGGTGTGGGCAGAGATCACCTTGCCGACAGGGCGTGTGTCTGCTGTCGCTGAGAAGCTGCAGGCGGTAGTCACGGCCGAGATCCGGATTCGACCCAGGGCCGATATCGAGGCCGGGTGGCGGGTGGCGCATTCAGGGATCACCTACCAGGTTCAAGCCCCTTTGATCGACAACGACAGGACCATGATGCGCTTGCTGTGCTCATCGGTCCCTAATCCATGAGGTGAGGTATGAAAATTCGTGCACTGGGCCCGCTTTCGGGCGCTGTTGGTGAGCGGGAGAAGGGTGAGACCTTCGATGTGACGGCTGATGTGGGCAAAGGTCTGATCGCGCGCGGCTACGCCGAAGAGGTAACTGAGAAGGCCGAGAAGCCAGCGAAGGCCGCCCAGGACAAGGAGTAGGACATGGCCCGCCGTTCCAGTATCCGCGGCGATATCAGGCTGCGCCGGACGCTACGCAACATCCACAAGACCATGGACAACGAGCTCAAGCCCGCGATGGAAAAGGCTGCTGCACGGATACTGGCCACCCAGCAGCAGTTGATACCAAAGGACACCGGGGAAGCGGCTGCAGCGCTCCGGACGTACGTTTCGCCTAGCGGGCTGGATGCGCAAATCGGGATTCGCGGCAAGCGCGACAACCGACGGTTCTTCTACCTGCGCTTCATCGAGTACGGGACCAAGGGCTATATCGGCGGCAAGCGGGCGGGTAGCCGCAACCAGCGCGAGACCAACAAAAGCGATGGCGAACACTTCTTCGGCAAGCACCCGGACATTCCGGCACGGCCGGCGCATCCGTGGCTGCGCCCTTCAATGCAGGTCAACCGGGAGTACGTGATGGCCGACATCGAGGCGGCTGTGCGCCGCACGCTGCGCAAGGCAAGCCAGGGGGTAGGGAATGGCTGACCCATCGCTGGCGCTGCAAGAGGCGATATTCGCCAGGCTCCAGGCCGAAGTCAGCTGCCCGATCTACGACGGCGCCCCGCTGAATGCCGATATGCCATATGTCTCGATCGACCGGGAGATCTCGGTGAACAGCAGCCCCATCTCGGGCCGCAAACGTGAGCAGAGGCTGATCTACCTGTCGGTCTGGTCCGACGCGATCGGCCAAGCCGAGGTCAAGAAGATCAACGGCGAAGTTATTGCCGCGCTGGACGAGCGCCGCCTACCGCTGGAAGTTGGGCGCGCCGTCTCCGTCCGCGTAGAGCAGGCCGACGCCCAGCGCGACGCCGACGGCATTACCTACCAGGGCTCGATTACCGTCCGTGTGATCACCACCCACTGAATCAACCACCCGGCCGCGTCGCGGCTTTTATCCAATGTGCCTTTGGAGGAACCCCCATGGCCGAAGACAACCTCAATACAGCCGCCGGCTGCCGCCTCGCCATTGGTGGCAAGACCGGCGCCGATAGCGAAACCGAATACAAAGACGACACCTATGTGCAGGTGGGCGAGATTGAAGACCTCGGTGAGTTCGGCGACACCTTCAGCAACGTGAATTTCACCGCGCTGAGCGATGGTCGGGTACGCAAGTACAAGGGCACTGCCGATGCCGGCAACATGACCCTGACTGTGGGCCTGGACAGCGGCGATGCGGGTCAGAAAGCCGTGGCGGTTGCTCACAAAGACCGGTCCAAGGGGAACTACAACATCATGGTCACTCTCAACGACGGCGATCCTGAAGCAACCCCGGCCATCCTGCCAACCACGTTCTACTTCGGCGTGAAGGTGATGAACAATACGGTGGCTCCAGGCGCCGCCGACAACGTGGTCCGCCGCAACGTCACGCTGGCAATCAACACCGATATCATCGAGATCCCAGCCGGCCCGGCTGCCCCGTGATTGATGGGGCTGAGCCCCGTCCTCTGCTGCGAGAAACCCCATGAGCGAAGCCTTGCACGGTACCGTCACGCTGCTGATCGGTGCCCGCAGTTACACCCTGAAACCGACGCTGGACGCGGCGCTACGCATTGAGGCCCGCTTCGGCGGGTTGCGCGGTGCGCTGGAATCAATGCGCCTAATGAGCATCGCATCCTGCGCTGACATTGTCGTCGCCGGCGCAGCCCTGGCACCCGAACAGCACCCGGTCATTGCCGCTGAGGTATTCCACACCGGCGTGGCCAAGGTGTCGGGCCAGCTGACCGATTTCATCACGACCCTGCTCAACCCCGTGCCGCCGAGCGTTGCTGCCCGGGGAAAGGACGAGGCGGCCAGCACAGCGCAGTGAAGAACGGCAGCTACGTCGATTACCTGTTCGGCGTGGCCACCGGCTGGCTTGGCTGGCCGCCCGACACCGCCTGGCATACGCCGATCCCGCAAATCATGCTCGCGCTCGATGCACGTCTCGATTGGACGGGGCGTGGCCAGGGCCAAGGGCACACCCAGGCTGCGCCCCAGAAGCGTGGAAGCGTCGCGGACAAGTTGAAAAGCTTCCTGCGCGGCCGCCCAAAACAGTAGATAGCGTGCCGCCTTTGGGCGGCTTTTTTGTGTTTGGAGATTTGCATGGCCGACCAACAAGTCCAGGGGATGCTGGTCCAGATCGAGGCCTCTACCGCGCAGTTGCGTCGCGAACTGGCCAGCGCTGACCAGGTGGTGGCGCGCAGCACACAATCGATCGACCGCAGCCTGGCCCAGGTCGACTCTGCCTTTGACAGTGCTGGCGCTGCCGCTCAACAGGCTGGTGTGCTTATTCGCGGCGCCTTCGCCGCCGTGGCTGGCGCAGGATTGATTGGCGGCATCATCAAACAGGTCGACGCCTACGGCCAGATGTCTGACCGGATGAAGGCCGCCGCCGACAGCGCCGGTGAATACCAGCTGGTGCAGGAGCACCTGCTGCGCACTGCGCAGGAGACGTACCGGCCGCTGGCGGAGGCTCAAGAGCTGTACATCCGCACTGCCGATGTCATGCGCAGCCTGGGCTTCAACACCCAGCAGACGCTCGACATCACCGACAGCTTCAGCTTCCTGCTGGTGACCAACGCCGCCGCGGCCGACAAGGCCGGCTCAGCTCTAGACGCCTATTCGAAGGCACTTCAGACCGGCAAGGTTGAGGCCGATGGGTGGGTGTCTATCCAGAGCGCCATGCCGACCATTGTCGACGCGATCGCCAACGCGACCGGGAAGGGCGCGGATGAAGTCCGCAAGCTGGGCGTCCAGGGCAAGCTTTCGCTCGAGGACATCAATATCGGCCTGCTGCGCACCGTCGAGGTGAACCGCAAGGCTGCAGCTGATATGTCCACCAGCGTCCAGGACGCGATGGTCAACATCAGCAACGCGATTGGCACATTCCTAGGCGGCATGGAGGAGCGCACCGGCGCCGTGGCCGGGCTGTCCCAGGCACTCATTGCCCTTGCCGACAACGTCGATCTGGTCGCCGTGGCGATGGGGGGCGCTGGCGCTGCCGCTCTGACCAACTACGTGGCCAAGTCGGGGCTGGCGCTGAAGGCCGCCCTGGCCCAGCGAGCCGCCGAAATCCAGAACGCCCAGGCCGCATTGCGAGCAGCCGACGCCCAGCGGATCTATGCGCAGGCCCAGCTGCAGCAAGCCCAGGCTTCAGTGGCTGCCGCCGGCGGGCTGCAACGGCTTTCGCTGGTGCAGACACAACTGATCCCGCGGCAGGCCGCGCTGAAGGCCTCCACGGACGCCCTGGCAATCGCGCAGACCAACCTGACGCGCGCTGCCACTGGTGGGCTGCTGGCGGCGCTGGGCGGGCCGATGGGCCTGGCCCTGCTGGCCGGCACGGCAGCTGCGAGCTTCCTTCTACTGAGTGACAACGCAGACAAGGCCGGTGTGAGCCTGGACGACCTGCACAAGCCCGTTTCTCAGCTGCGCGAGGAGTTCGCAAAGCTCAACAAGGATCAGCGCGAAGCCTCCTTGGTGAAATGGCAGCAGGAACAGATCACAGCCGCAGATAAGGTCAAGGATGCCTACAGCGACCTGGCCCAGTCCATCCGGTCCGCAACGGTCACGGCACCGGTGCGCGACTCCAACGGCCAATACAACAAGCAGCTTGCCGAATACCAGGCGCTCATTGATCGGCTGAACCAGGCGCGCGCCGCTGGCCAAGACCTATCGCCGATCCTCAAGGAGGTATCCGGCCGACTGCAGATCCCTGCCGGCACCGTCCAGCAGTGGATCAGCCAGGCTGGCGCGGTGAGTGACGCTGATCAGCGCTCTGGCCTGATCGCCGAAACATTGCGTGTGCTCACCGGGGTCACTGAGCAAAACACCTCTGCCACGCAGGCCAACAATGCCGCCAAGGCCGGCATGAGCGCGGCGGGGCAAACCTACCTCGAAACACTGCAGAAGCAGCTGGCCGGTCTGCAGGACAATGGGGACGCGATCAAGATCGCCAACCGGCACATTGCAGAGAACGCCGATCTCACCGAGGCTGATCGCCAGGCGATTCTTTCGGCGGCAAGCGCGATCGAGGCGCAGAGGAAGGCCAACAAAGACGCCACCAGCGCCAGCAAGGACCGCACCAAGGCCCTGAAGGACGAAATCAAGGCGCTCGATGCAATCATCGACAGGGCCCTGCCGGAGCGCAAGCGGCTGGAAGACCTGGTGGAGGGTGTGCAGGGGCTACGCAAGGCACAGGCGGCGGGCAAGATCACGGCAGCCGAGATGGAGCTCGGCATCAAGAACCTGAACGCGGCATATGCCAGTCCCGTCATCCAGAAGCGCGCCGAGGAAGAGAGAAAGCTGGCGGAGCTGCGGCGCAACAGCGCTGAGGCCTACCGCAAAGCGATGGAAGTGGTTCTGCAAACCCGGCAGGACGCAATCAATGCGGATGTCGCCGGGGTCGGCATGGGCGATGACCAGCGCGAACAGGCCGACCGCCTGAACGCGGTTCGTCAGAAGTACGCCGAGGCCCGGCGGCAGCTTGAGGAACAGCAGGAGGACGTCTCCCGCCGACTCAGTCAGGACGCCTATCAGCAGCGCTTGGCGGATCTATCCGATTATCAGGCGCGCGAGCTGCAGATGGAGGTCGACGGCTTCGAGGATCGCCTGCAAGCGCAACGCGACTACCGCAACGGCGCCAAGCGTGCCTGGGACAACATCCGAGCTGACGCAAACGATGTTGCCGGCGCAACGGATGACATGCTCACCACCGGGTTCAATACCGCAAGTAACGCCCTGGCCGACTTCGCCATCACTGGCAAGGCCAACTTCAAGGATTTTGCTACCAGTGTAATCGCCGATATGGCCCGAATCGCCGCACAGCAAGCTGCCAGCTCGCTGTTGAGTGGCGTGGTTCAGATGGGTATCTCCATGGCTGGTAGCTACTTTGGCGGCGGCAGTGGAAATGGCCTGGAGGCTGGGTCTGCTGGCGCAGTGTCCTCCAATCTAGGGGCATCGCAGGCGGGTTACTCCAGCACTTACTTCCCTCAGGCGCTAGGCGGCGCCTGGTCAGGCGGTGTGCAGATGTTTGCCAAGGGTGGCGCTTTTACCAACAGCGTGCTGAGCAAACCGACAGCGTTCGGCATGGCCAACGGCGGACTAGGCATAGCAGGTGAGGCTGGTCCTGAAGCAATCATGCCGCTCGCTCGGAGCTCAGACGGTTCGCTGGGGGTGCAGATGGTGGGTGGCACTGGTGGGGGGGCGACCGTTGTTCAAGTCGACGTGCCTGTGGCCATTAGCGTAGAGGACCGAAGTTCTGATGGCATGGAGCTGGACAGTGCCGCCCTACAGCAAAACATGCAGCAGCAAATGCAGGGCGTGGCTGAGCGGGCGATTGCCGCGTCTTGGCGGGCCGGAGGCGTCAGCTATCGAAATAGTAATGGGAGACGCTGATGGCGATCGAAACTTTCACTTGGGCCCCTGACGACGAAGCCAGTGGTGATAGCAAATTACGCAACAGGAAGTCTCAGTTTGGCGACAACTATGCCCAGGTATCAAGCGACGGGCTCAATTCCGAGTCGGACAGTTGGGCGCTTTCCTTCGGCGGTGTCGCCGGCGAGATCGCGCCGATCCTCGCCTTCATCCGGCGCCACCAGGGTGCCAAGTCCTTTCTTTGGACCAATCCTGAGGGAGTGCTTGGCTTGTACCGTTGTGACACGTTTCGCCAGCAACGCCAGCCAGGCGCCGTCACGGTGCTGACAGCAACCTTCGAAAGGGCATACCACCCATGAGCTTGATCACTCAGTTGCAGAAACTGGAGCCTGGCGCCGAGGTGCTGCTGTTTGAGCTGGATGGCTCGGACTTTGGCGCCGACACCCTGCGGTTCCACGGGCATGCAATTCCGCACACCCCCGAGGAGCTGGCGGCGGCCGGCGCCAACGCTGACCAGTTACCCGCCAAGGCCATCTGGTGGCAGGGCAATGAGTACGGCGCCTGGCCCATGCAGATCGACGGTATCGAAGCCAATTCGGATGGCACCGCCGTGCGGCCCACGCTGACGGTAGGCAACGTCAACGGCAGGATAACGGCGCTATGCCTGGCCTTCGACAACCTGCTCGAGTTCAAGCTGACCATGCGCCACACCATGGCGCGATACTTGGACGCGGCCAACTTCCCTGGCGGCAACCCAGAGGCCGATCCAGCCGAAGAAGCGATCGAAGTCTGGTACATCGACCAGAAGGTGTCGGAGAGCGGCACCACGGTCGCCTGGGAGCTTGCCAGCCCTGGCGATGTCGGCGGCGAGACCATAGGCCGACAGATGACCCAGCTGTGCCACTGGGCCATGACCGCCGGCTACCGCGGCCCGAACTGCGGCTACACCGGCCCTTATTACGACCTGGACGGCAACCCAACCGATGACCCGGCCAAGGACCAATGCAACGGCTGCCTGGACACAGGCTGCACCGTTCGCTTCGGTCAAGGTAATCAGCTGCCCTTCGGCGGCTTCCCAGCCGTTTCCCTGATCGCCCGGAGTTAACCATGCGCAAGCACATCCTGGCCGCCGTGCAGAAGCACGCCGCGGCGGAATACCCGCGCGAGTGCTGCGGGCTGATCGTCGCTGTCGGCAGGGCTCACAGGTACATCGCCTGCGACAACACCGCGACCGAGTCGGCCGAAGAGTTTCGGATCTCGCCGGAGCAGTATGCGGCAGCAGAGGACCAGGGCGAGGTGATCGGTATCGTGCACTCGCATCCAGACGCCACCAGCCGGCCGTCGTCCCGGGACCTGGCCATGTGCGAGGCCACTGGTCTGCCCTGGCACATCCTGTCTTGGCCGGAGAGTGACCTGCGCTCGATCACCCCGACCGGGCATACCCCTCTGCTGGGCCGGCCGTTCGTGCACGGCGCTTGGGACTGCTGGCAGGTCTGCGCGGACTGGTACCGGCGCGAGTGGGGCCTGGAGTTCCCAGCCTATGTCCGGGAGGAGGGTTGGTGGGAGCAGGCGAGCGGGCCAAGCCTGTACGAGCAGGCCTATGAGGCCGCCGGTTTCTACCAGGTGGGACAGCCGCAGCGCGGGGACATGATCGTCATGGCCGTGGGACGCACGGCCCACCCAAACCACGCCGGCATCTACCTGGGTGCCAACCCACAGCTGCCCGGCGAGCAGGTAGAAGTGTTTGGCCCCGGGCCATTCCTGTTGCACCACCTGTTTGGCAGGCCATCAGAAATCATCGTATTCGGCGGGCCATGGCTCGACCGGACGCGCCTTGTGCTGCGTCATCGGGACGCGAAATGAAGCGGCGAGGCCGCAGGAGAAACACATGCAGCAACACTACATGCTGACGATCCGGAAGCTGTTCTCGATGAGCGGGAGCGGCGTGTACGGCGCCGAGGCGTTGATCGCGATTATGGACGGCGAGAGGGAGGTTGATCGTTTCACCGTAAGTGGCAAATGCCAGAATCCTAACGGGTACCGTCGCAGCTACACTGGAAAGCCCGGACTGCATGTACAGCACATTTCCGGGCCGGGCCGGATCACGTTCGAGCCAGTCAATTAAGCGGGAGGAGTGCTTTTGCCGTCGAGTCTTGTTTTCCCGTAAAATACCCGGCTTATCCGCCATTCAAGGACTGAAGCCGTGGTATCCGATCACACCATTACCTGCCCTCATTGCATGAACCACGTGCCATGGGGCGCCCATGTATGCCGGGGTTGCCAAGCCGAGATTCAGTACGGCACGCCTCGAGGCATCACTGCTTTCTTCGGTATCCTATGCCTGATCGCAGGCTGGTATGCAGCCAAAGTAGTTCGTCTCTACGTCACAGACCATTCAACAGTCCTCTGGGCAGTGTTCGCGATTGTCTTCGCCGCGCTTGCTTCGGTCTGCGTGAAGTTTTGTAGGCGGCGTTATGCAGACAACACGGTATTCAAGCGTTTCTACCGTAAATAGGGAGATCACATGCGAATTCTGATCGGTGCGGTAGGGCTGGCGTTGCTGGCAGGATGCGCGAGCGTTGGCGATACCAGAAGCAATCCGCCGATTTTGGCTCTGCATTCAGCGAAGCCTGTCCGGGCTATTGCTGAATGCATACGTGATGGATGGCAGAACACTACGGTGCTCGGAGCTGGCATCGGTGGGGTCCTGCAGACTTCCGGTAATCGCTTCACTGTTCTTGCTCCAGACACGCAGGCGCCCCTGCATTTGGTAGATGTGGAGCCTACGGTGGATGGCTCAAGCGTTCGCTATCACTTTTATCGCACCTGGCAGTTGCCGCTGGAGAGGGTCACCGATGTAGTGAAGGCATGCGCTCAATAAACAATGCGCTTAGAGCAGGCCGCCTTCGGGTGGCCTTTTTTTCATCTGGAGAAAAGTAATGGCTGCACTTGCAATCGAATATCAGCCCATGACCACAATCCTGCTTTACGGAAAGCTTCGTCAGTTTGGGCGCTCCTTCAGGCTCTCTGTGCGTTCTCCGGCGGAAGCAATCAAAGCCCTTTGTATCCAGGTACCGGGCTTCGAGCGATTCATTGCCAACGCAAAGTCAGAAGGCATTGAGTTCGCTATATTCCGGGGCGCTAGGAATCTGGAGGAGAAAGAGCTCGGCTTCGGCGGCGCGGGCGATATTCGGATCGCTCCGGTTATTACCGGCAGCAAACGGGCTGGACTGCTTCAGACGATTATCGGTGTCGTAATCGTAGCCCTGGCCTGGTGGAACCCCCTCGGCTGGTCTGCTGCCACCGCTCTGGCGGTAGGGATGGGCGGTGGGTCTATGGCTGTCGGGGGTGTCATTCAGATGCTCAGCCCCCAAGCCAAGGGTCTCACCATGAGCGGATCACCAGAGAATCTTCCGAGCTACGCCTTTGGCGGCGCCAAGAACACCACCGCCAGCGGCAACCCTGTCCCAATCTGCATCGGCGAGCGCCGGTGGGGCGGGGCGATCATCTCTGCCTCCATTGAGGCGCAAGACAAGGCCTAGTGCCAGAACAGCAAACAGACCGCCTCCGGGCGGTTTTTTATTGCCCGGAGGAAAGTATGGGCGCAGCAGCTCACCTGGATATCACTGGTGCCAAAGGCGGCGATAGCAAACCGAAGACGCCTGTCGAGGCGCCGGACAGCCTGCAGTCAACCAACATCGCCAAGATCCTGCTGGCCGTGGGCGAGGGGGAATTTGACGGCACCCCGACCGACCGGGACATCTACCTGGACAACACCCCGATCATGGATGACAGCGGCAACGTGAACTTCCCCGGCGTGAAGTGGGAATGGCGCCCAGGGTCCGTGGAGCAGGACTACATCCAGGGCATTCCCGCGGTGGAGAACGAAACGTCCGTGGGTGTCGAGCTGCGCAGCGACAACCCGTTCACGCGCGCGTTAAGCAACCCGCAGCTGTCAGCCTTCAAGGTACGGATGTCTTGGGACCGCCTGTTCAGCCAAGACAGCAGTGGGAATACCAACGGCTATCGGATCGAATATGCCATTGATGTGTCCGCCGATGGCGGCGCATATGTCGAGGCGCATCGTGGTGCCGTAGACGGCAAAACCATGAACGGCTATCAACGGTCCCAGCGCGTCGATCTGCCGAAATCCGCCTCTGGCTGGCAATTCCGCGTGCGCCGTATCACGCCGAACCAGAACCAGACCACAATCGGCGACACCATGATGATCGCCGGCTACACCGAGATCATCGACGAGAAACTGCGCTACCCGAACACAGCGTTGCTGTACATCGAGTTCGACGCTCAGCAGTTCCAGAATATTCCGGCGGTGACCGTCGACTGCAAGGCCAAGCGCTGGCCAGTGCCGAGCAACTATGACCCCATTGGACGCACCTATACGGGCGTGTGGGACGGCACCTTCAAGCAGGCCTGGACCAACAACCCTGCCTTCGTGACCTATGGCCTGTGCGTCGAGGACCGTTTCGGCCTGGGCAAGCGCATCAAGTCGTGGATGGTCGACAAGTGGGAGATGTACCGCATTGCCCAGTATTGCGACCAGTCGGTGCCGAATGGCGTGGGCGGGATGGAGCCGCGCTTCCTGTGCGACATGAACCTGCAGGGCCGTGCCGAGGCCTGGACGCTGCTGCGCGACTTGTCGGCGATCTACCGGGGCATGGTGTATTGGGCTCACGGCGCGCTGTACATGCAGGCAGACATGCCGCGCGCGCAGGACATTGACTACGTATTCACCCGTGCGAACGTCATCGACGGCGATTTTGTCTATGGCGGTGCCGAGCGCAGCACCCACTACAGCCGCGCGCTGGTCAGCTACGACAACCCGGCCAACAACTACGACACCGACGTGATCCCGGTCACCGACCTGGCGCTGCAGCGCCGGTACCGCGACCGGCCCATCGAGATCTCGGCCATCGGCTGCACCCGTGCATCTGAGGCCCAGCGCCGCGGCAAGTGGGCCCTGCTCAGCAACAACCAAGACCGCACCGTCACCTTCAAGACCGGCATGGAAGGTCGTATCCCGTTGCCGGGCTTCGTCATTCCGGTGGCGGACGAGCTGGTTGCTGGCCGCCCGAACGGCGGCCGGATCTCGTCGGCAGCCGGCCGGGTGGTGACCTTGGACCGGGACACCCCGATCAAAGCTGGCGACCGTCTGATCCTGAACCTGCCCAATGGCACCGCCCAGGCGCGCACCGTTGAATCGGTGAATGGCCGCGCTGTGACCGTGACCACGGCCTACGGCGTGCAGCCAGAGCCTGAACTGCAATGGGCGATCGACTACGAAGACCTGGCAGTCCAGCTGTTCCGGGTGCTGAAGACCACGCGCACCCAGCAAGGCGAGTACGAAATCACGGCTCTGGAGTTCAACCCGAGCAAGTTCGCGGCCATCGACACCGGCGCCAAGCTCGACGAGCGTCCGATCAGCGTCATTCCGGTAACCACCGTGCAGCCGCCGGCGAATGTGACCCTGACGTCGACGCACATGATCGATCAGGGCATCGCGGTCAACACCATGACGATTGCCTGGCCAGCCGTGGAAGGGGCCGTGGCCTATGACGTGGAATGGCGCAAGGACAACGGCAACTGGATCCGCCTGCAGCGCACCGGGGCGGCCTCTGTTGACGTGACCGGCATCTACGCCGGCGCGTATCTGGCGCGCGTGCGGGCTGTGAGCGCCTTCGATATCACCTCGATCTGGAAGAGCTCGATCCTCACCCAGCTGACGGGCAAGGAAGGTTTGCCGCCGGCCGTCACCAGCCTGACCGCCGAGAGCCTGCTGTTCGGCATCGGCCTGAAGTGGACTTTCCCACCAGGTGCGGAAGACACCCAGCGCACGGAGCTCTGGTACAGCGAAGGCACCGACCTGACCCAGGCGACCAAGCTGGCGGACCTGGCCTATCCGCAGGCTGAGCACACCCTGCAGGGCCTGCGTGGCGGGCAGCGTTTCTTCTTCTGGGCGCGGCTGGTTGACCGCTCCGGCAACATTGGTCCGTGGTTCCCGGCTGACGGCACCGTGGTGTCTGGCGTTGCCAGCATGGATGCCGGCCCGATACTCGAGCAAATTACGGGAGAGATCCTCGAAAGTCACCTCGGCAAGGAGCTCACTGAGAAGATCGAGCTCATCGATGGCAATGGCCCTGGCTCTGTCAACGAGCGTGTTGGCACCGCCAAGACCGAACTGGCCAAGCAGGTGGCGGACGTCAATACCGCCCTGACCCAGGCAAAAAATGATCTACAGGGGCAGATCGCCGACACTGACGAACTGGTCGTTCAAGTTCGCGATGATGCGGCCTCCGCACGGCAGAACCTTCAGCAGCAGATCACGCAAATCGGCAACCGTACCGATGCCATGCCGTATAAGCCTGCCCAGCCGTACACCGCAGGTCAGGTAGCCCTCTGGACCGACGGCAAGATTTACCAGGCGACCAAGGCTGTACCAGCCAACACGCCACCACCAAACGCCAATTACTGGATGGATGTGGGTCAAGCGGTAGTCACTGCCAATGGCCTGGCCTCGCGCGTACAGACCGTGGAAACCACTGTCGGGACGCTGGACGGGAAACTGACCGCTCAGGCTGGTCAGATCACCAATCTGCAAAGCAGTCTGACCACTACCAACGGCAATGTCACCGCCGCCCAGCAGGCAGCAGAGGCTGCAAGCGCTCTCGCTGGCGGTAAGGGCAAGGTCATCGTCCAGAACGCGGCGCCCGCCGCGGCAGACCGTTCACCGCAGAACCTGTGGATCGACACCACGAACAGCGCGAACACCCCAAAACGCTGGAACGGTTCGGCCTGGGTCGCTGTGACCGACAAAGTGGCCACGGATGCAGCGGCCGCAGCCGCGAGCGCCTTGTCTCAGGTGGCTACCAAGGCGGAAGCCGCGGCACTGAACAGCCTGACCACTCGCGTCACGCAGACCGAGCAAGGGCTTACCACCCAGGGCCAGTCGATCACTGGCTTGACCAACAGCTTGACCGTGACCAACAGCAACGTCACGGCTGCGCAGGCAGCTGCGGATGCTGCGAACACGCTTGCAGGTGGCAAGGGCAAGGTCCTGGTGCAGCCCACCACTCCGGTTGTCGCTGACCGTCTAGCGCAAAACCTCTGGATCGATACCACCAACAACGCCAACACGCCAAAACGCTGGAACGGTACCGCTTGGGTCGCTGTCACCGACAAGGTTGCGACAGATGCGGCTGCCGCCGCAGCCTCCGCCCTGTCTCAGGTGGCCGCCAAGGCTGACGCCGCAGCGGTCAACAGCCTGACCACTCGTGTTGGCCAGACCGAGACGGGCCTAGCTACGCAGGGGCAGGCAATCACCGGCCTGACCAACAACCTGACCACCACCAACGGCAATGTCACCACCGCGCAGCAGGCTGCACAAGCTGCCTCGGACAAGGCTGGCGCAAAAGGCGAAGTCATCTACGGCACCTCCCAGCCTGTTACTGACAAGCGCCTGGCGCAGAATCTCTGGATCGATACAACTGGCAATACGAACACCCCAAAGCGCTGGAGCGGGAGCGCCTGGGTAGCGGTCACGGATAAGGTTGCAACGGATGCGGCGGCAGCTGCAGCCAGTGCCCTGGCCCAAGTGGCAACCAAGGCGGAAGCTTCAGCCGTCAACAGCCTGACAACCCGCGTTGCCCAGACCGAAACCGGACTGACCACGCAGGGGCAGTCGATCACCGACCTGAAAAACAGCGTCGCAAACAAGGCTGACTCTACAGCTCTGCAAACGCTGTCTAGCCGCGTTACCGCCACGGAAGGCAAGAATGCCAGCCAAGACCAGCAGATCAGCTCGCAGAGCTCGGCCATCACCTCGCTCAACGACAGCGTGAGCAAGAAGGCCGACGCGTCTACCGTTCAGAGCATGGGCAACACCGTTTCTCAGCAGGGGCAGACGCTGGCAGCACAAGGCCAGTCATTGACTCGGATCGATGCGGCATTACCGCTGCTGAGCGGTGAAAACCTGCTGCCGAACAGCTCGTTCGAAGATCCTGCGAGTTCAGGGCGTCCCAAGCATTGGGTGGTGACCGGGAGTGCTGCGCGCTCGTTGGTACCTTCGCCACTGACCAGCAGCGTCAACGCCCTGCGCGTCTCGGCATCAATCGCCGCAGGCGCTTATGTTGAGGTGGTTTCTACGGCGGATGATGGCCGTGCTCGCGTCAAGGTCACCGGAGGGTCAGCCTACACACTGAGCGTCTACGCTCGCGGGGGCGCGCCAGGCCTCATGCGGATGTATATCCAGTTCCTGGATGCAGCCGGCGCAGTGCTGTCCGCCCCCTGGACGGTAGACGGTTTCCCGCTGACTGAAACTTTTGGGCGTTATGTACTGACCGGAACGGCGCCTGCTGCCGCGACACAGGCCAACATCTATGCGGCCCGCTTGTTCAATACCGGGACGGCGGCCGCCTCGCTTTGGATGGAGATCGACAACGCCCAACTGCAAGAGGGCACGGTGGCCACCGCCTACCAGCCATCGGTACTGGCGGCAAGCGAGGTCAGTGCCGAGGCTACCAGCGCGCTATCTGCCCGGGTCGACAAGAACGAGCAAGGCATTACATCGACCAGTACACAGGTCACCCAGCTCGGCGGCAAACTGGACACGACCAACCAGAACGTGACCAATGCACAGCAGGCGGCGCAAGCTGCCTCTGACGCCGCCGGTGCCAAGGGCAAGGTGCTATACCAGTCGTCCACTCCAGCGGTTGCCGACCGCCTGACACAGAACCTGTGGATCGACACGACTGGCAATGCCAACACGCCTAAGCGCTGGAATGGCAGTGCCTGGTCCGCGGTCACGGACAAGGTGGCAACGGATGCTGCCGCAGCCGCCCAGGACGCGCTGACCAAAGTGGCCACCAAGGCGGAGGCGTCGACGGTCCAGGTGCTGAGCAACGCGGTGTCGCAGCACGGCCAGCAGATCACTGCGGACGGGCAGGCGATTACCCGCATTGATGCCAGCATGGCCAACATCGGCGGCGAGAACCTGTTCTATAACCCGTCCTTTGATGTGGCCTCCGCAAGTAACGCTAACGTTGCGGACGGATGGGGCTGGAGGAAAACGGCTGCGCCGGTAGTGACCTCGACGCTGCGCAGCTCGGACCTGGGCGCTGATGGCAAGGCCCAGCGGCTCGACATCACGGGCCTCAGTGCAGGCACCGGTACCGACTACGTCGACTTCGTGCCGCAGAACAATGTCCGGCCATCAATCTACCCAGGCGCTATCGGTACGGCGTCGGTCCATGTGCGTGGCAATACCGGACTGATGGTGCAGGTCTACGCCCAGTTCAAGGATGCGGCGGGGAATACGCTTGCGACCAGCGGTCCCGGCAGCTTCAATTTGACGCCGGCCTACCAGAGGATCAGCTACACAACGGGGATAGCGCCTGCTGACACCGTGCGCGTGGATATCCTGTTCCGCATCAGATCTGGCGCCGGCTCAAGCCTGACCGCAGGATTTGTCGATTTCGATATGGCCCAGTTCGAACAGGGCTCGGTCATGTCGGGCTGGAAGGACAATGGCAAGACCAATGCTGCGGCGACCGAGGCAAATGCCTCCGCCACGGCCGCGCTGGGCGGCCGGGTGTCAACTGGCGAAGCTGGGCTGACCTCTGTGTCCAACCAGCTGACCCAGCTGGACAACTCCATCGGGGACATCGGCGGCGAGAACTTGTTCTACAACCCGGCGTTCGCGAAGTATGCGAGCTTGAACGGTGCGGCGGACGGCTGGAGTCTGGAGGGCTCTGTAACGACCGTCGACACCTTGGTTGATTCTTGGCTGAACTCAGGTGAGAAGGCGCAAAGGGTCGTGGGTTCTGGCTTCACTGCCAGCACCGGTTCTGGCTACAAGTCTCTTCGTCCACAGGGCGCTGACCCTGATCGCAGGCCAGCAGTTGCCCCAGGGCAAACGGTCACCGCTTCTGTGCACGGTCGGGGCACGGTTGGGCTTAGCGTGCGTATCTTCTTGCAGTGGATCAATGCGGCAGGCGCGGTTATCTCTGCGCCTGCATCTGCTTTGTTGCCGATTACTGCAGCAGGGGATCGCAAGCAATTCAGTGGCGTTGCGCCTGCAGAAGCGGCGAAGCTCTATGTGTATTACCGCATCTACAGCAGCACGGGCGCGGTGACGAGCGGTAACGCGGAGTTGGCCAGGCCACAGCTTGAGTACGGTGCACGGATGACCGGATGGCGTGATAACGGCCAAGTGAACGCAGCCAGCAACGCTGCGACCTCGGCGGTGGTCGACGGCCTGACCAGCGCGGTGAACCAGCAGGGGGGCACTTTAAGCAGCGTGGCTGGGAGGACCACGACGCTCGAAAACAGCCTGAGCACGACCAACCAGAACGTTACCACTGCACAGAATGCCGCCCAGAATGCTTACAATCTGGCGGATGCAAAGGGCAAGGTAATTGTCCAGAGTTCGGCGCCGTCGACCATCAACCAGCAGATCCAGAACCTGTGGATCGACACCACCAACAACGCCAACACGCCGAAACGGTGGAGCGGCAGCGCCTGGGTGGCGGTCACCGACAAGGCGGCGACCGATGCAGCGGCCGCTGCTCAGTCGGCACTCACTCAGGTTGCCACTAAAGCCGAGGCATCCGCGCTGCAAACCCTTACCAACCGTGTTGCTGCGGCTGAGGGGGTGAACACCAGCCAGTCCGAAAGTCTGATCGACTTGAAAAACAACGTCGGTGCAATCCAGAGCAGTCTGGGCGCCTCGGGTCTCGATCCTGCTCCAGGCTCGTTGTGGCAGTTCGAGACAACCACCGAGGGATGGGCGGGTGGCAATGCCACTCTTGCCGTTTCAAACGGCGTGCTCACCGTTACACCGACCACCCCTGATCCTCAGCTGATCAGCAGTGGTAGCGGCTTGACGCTGAGCATCGCCGGGGCTCAGTACACGCGGGTGCGGGCCGCGATCACTCGCCGCGCAGGCGCTGCATCGGTATGGACGGGCACGCTGTATTACGCAACTGCAAGCCATGGCTTTGCGGCGGAGTACCGGAATGTTGCCGCTAACCCGAACCTCGCCGTCGGCCAATCGACCGTGGTGGAGTGGGATATGGCCAGCCCGACCACGGGCGGGGACGACTGGGTCAAGAGTGTCATCGGTCGTTTGCGGTTCAACTTTGCCAATGACCTGGCCTCGGTGTTCGACATTCACTGGATAGCCGTCGGACGGGTGGGGCCATCAGCGTCCAGCCGAGTGGTTGAGTCGCTGACCTCGACGGTCACCCAGCAGGGCGACAAGCTGACAGCCGAGGCGCAGCGAATCGACGGGCTGTACACGTCGGTCGGCAATGCGAGCGCCGCGATCCAGAACGAGGCCACCGCGCGGACCAACGCCGACAGCGCGCTCAGTCAGCAGATCCAGAACACGCAGTCCTCGCTGGGCAGCACGAATGTCTCGCTGCAGCAGCTCAGCACTGCACATGCGTCGCTGGATGGCAAAGTAAACGGCACCTACACGGTGAAATTGCAAGCTGTGGCGGGGGGGCAGTACGTTGCTGCAGGCTTTGGCCTGGGCCTGGTTAACCAGGGAGGGATGTTCCAAACGACGTTTGCCGTATACGCCGACCGCTTCGCTGTACTCAATGCGGCCGGCAATGGGTTCGTTTCGCCATTCGCGATCCAGGGCGGTCAAGTGTTCATGAATGATGCGTTCATTCGTGACGCGAGCATTACGAACGCGAAAATCGCTGATGCCAGTATTAGCCGAGCCAAGATTGAAGATGCTGCAATCAACGCTGCCAAGATTGGTGTTGCTGAAGTTGATACCCTGCGTATTCGCGGCAACGCGGTTACTGTTCCCGTGTCGAGTAACAACCCGACTCTGGTTTACGGTAAAGGCGAAAACCAGTGGGTTGACCTAATTGCCGTTGGCGTACAGATGGACGAAGCTGGCTATATCCTGGCCCAGTATGGTTGCTATCAAGGGTTCGGAGGTGGAACCCGCAAATACCACTTCAGGATGGAGATTAACGGACAGTTGCTTGCACAGGGAGGTGGTGATTGGGCAGATGGTTTCCCTAATCTCTTGGGCTCTATTGGGGTTGGGCCGGGCTACTTTGTAATCACTATTAAGTGGTGGGGCGAGAATAACGGCGTCGGCGTACAGAATCACACACTTTACGCAATGGGAACTAAACGATGAGCATGCTTTGCCTCGCGGCATATAATAGCGAAGGAAGAATTGGGGTCACTGTGTGCGGCCCCGAAGAGACAGCTTTACAAAGTCTTCGATTGAATACCCCAGAACCTTATGTGGGGACGCCCCCGGGCATCACTACTGATAAGTATTATGTTGATAATGAAGAGCTTAAAGAACGTCCTGAAGGTACTGCTCACCTTGAGGGCCTTACCCTGAAAGGGGTTCTGGCTGGCTCTAATGTATCTATCGAGGGAGTTGATTACACAGCAGATGGAACGGATATCGATCTGGAGTTTTCCTTGCCAGGCAGCTATACGGTAGTGGTTGAACTTTGGCCATATAAGAAACAGGAGTTTGTAGTTGAAAATAAAACATAACAGTGATCATGCCAAAGCCAGGGCTGCTGGGTATCCTTCTGTTACAGATCAGCTGGACATGCTCTGGCACGCCATGGACCAGGGCTTGATGCCAAAGGCTGAGCCGTTCTACACGACCTTGCAAAAGGTCAAACAGCAACACCCGAAAGCTTGAGTGCTGCACACCAACCCATGCCCGCCGAGCGCGGGTTATTTTTTGTCTGGAGAAAACCATGCCTTATGTAGTCGTCAATACCGCCAACCAATACGACCCAGCCAACAGCACCCGCTACGCCACCCAAGCGGAAGCCGACGCGCGCGCCCGGGAGATCCTGAACCAATTCCCGACTGCCCAGGTGTACACCGCTCAGGTGCTGAAGGAGTACACCGCCAAGGTCACCGTCACCGCGAAGGACCCGGCCGAGCCGGCGACCGAGCCGGAAGCTGAAGCGCCGGCCGCTTGAGCTTTTGAGCCTGGCCGTTAGTATCTGCGATCATTCCACCAACCGTCGCGCACCTGACGCGAGTGGCAACCTGGCTGGTTTGGTGGATCCGCATCGCAGGGGATGCCCTGGGGCTGCGTGTCGGAGAGACTGCCGCTCGACATGTTAGAGCAACCAGCCAGCAACGCATACGCCATCAAGACTGCAGCAATTCCTATGTGCATCACATCCTCCTAATGAGCTTGTTCTCATAGGACGCGCGTGCGCGAGAAAAGACACTCGCTCCGTGCAGAACCTCAGAGCCCGCCCAGTGCGGGCTTTTTTTCACCTGGAGAAAACCTATGACCGCACGCGGTGTACGCAATAACAACCCCGGCAACATCGATTTCAACCCCCGCAATGACTGGGTAGGCCAGCTGGGCCTGGAGCAGGGCGTGACCAAGCCGCGGTTCGCCCGCTTCGACTCCCCTGAGAACGGCATCCGAGCCCTGGGCAAGTTGCTCATCAACTACCGCGGCAAGGACGGCATGCCCGGCGTGGGGGGGAAGGGCATCGACACAGTGCTCGAGACAGTGAACCGCTGGGCTCCGGCCAACGAGAACAACACCCAGGCCTACGCTGCGGCCGTGGCCAAGCGCCTGGGCGTGAGACCCACCGACCCGATCAACATCAAGGACCCGGCCACCCTGCGTGGGATGGTGCTCAGCATCATCATCCATGAGAACGGTGGCAATCCGTATCGGGCCGAGGTGATTGATGAGGGCGTGCGGCGGGCGCTGGCATGATCGCGGCCACAGCCGGCGCCGGCCGGTTGCTGCTGGCGCTGGCCGGCGCGCTGTTCTTGATTGGGCTGGGCACTGCCGGCGGCGTGTGGCAGGCAGCGCGACATTACCGACCGCTGCTCGACGAGGCTAACGGTGAGCAGGCAGCGTGCCTGGCCGCCCGCGGCAACCTGGAGGAGCTGGCCAAGGAGCAGGGCCTGAAGCTGGGCGACCTGGTCGTGGCCGGAAACGAACGCCAGGCCAAGGCCGAGCAGGCGGTGAGGGACGCCCAGGCCAGCGCCCAGGCCGACTATGTCGCGGCGAACCGCCTGCAGCAGGAGCGCACCGGTGGCGACCAATGCACTGCGGCGGCTTCGATCATCGACAAGGAGCTTGGACTATGAAGGATGCAGGCAAATTCCTGCGAGGGGTGGGGGTGCTTGCAGGCTTTGTGCTGCTGGCCGCCTGCGTCAGGCAGGTTGAACCGGAGATCCGTACCGTGCGCGTGGAGGTTCCTGTCCAGGTGCCGTGCCGCGCGCCGGAGGTAAATGTGCCGCCCTGGGCAGCTGCTGGGCTGAAGAAGTCCGACAGCCTGGAGGTGAAGGTGCGCGCTTTGCTCGCCGAACGACTACAGCGAATGGGCTATGAGAAAAAGCTAATGGCAGCCGCTGGAGCTTGCCGCTGACTGCTCACCTGCTGCGAGCACACTCATCGATGCTATCGGCAATACTTTCCAGTTCTTGCACCACATACTCTGGAGACCAGTAACGGGACGCCATAATCGGACCTCCCTGACTTCCATCGTTCATGTAGCGAAGCCGGTCGAATTTGTAAACTGAGTTGCCTTCCCCACTGATCAGCAATGAGTATCTCAATTCTTTGGACATTCCGATTTGGGCAAAATAGAACGAAGTCTTGGCTGATGCTTGTACCGCCGTTCCAGTGATAATGGGCGTGCTCTCTATGTCGTTCATTTGGCTTTTGGCGCAAGCGGCTCTTGCTTCTGCGCCTGCAGGGGTGGCCCTATCAAAAGTCACCGAGATTAGCGTCGGGTACCCGTTTGGCCCAATTCCAGTTTTGACCCCTGGATTTCCAGAGATCGCAGGGGAGACCGAGTTTGTACCGCAGCCAGCAAGGCTGGCGATGAGGATTGCTGACGCTGCATGAACAACACGCACAGGACTGATCCTTGTGGTAAAAGATGGGCATTCTGCCATCCGTTTATCAGTCGTGCTACTACTACGGCGGGCTGATATTCGAGCGGGATAGCTGGCTCAAGTGCGTGTCCCGCCCGGATAACCGTCTGGCCTGCAAATGCTCATGGTCGTAGCCATTGATCACCACCAGATCCAGCGAGAGCTGTTTCAGGTAGTGGTCCATTGCCTCGTAGATTGAGTGCCGTCCGCACATTTCCCACCCCTCGCTTCGTCGAAATCCCATTCTGCCAGGTTGACCGATCGCCCGATGCCTAGTTAACTGTATATGCGTACAGTTATCATCGAGCCCTATAACATGACCGTCACCATTTTAGGCACGCCGATTGGCGGCACCGCGCTTCTTCCACTCTACTCGTTCCACGTTCCCGCGGGGTTTCCATCCCCGGCCGCCGACCATCTTGAGGGGCACATCTCCCTCGACGAGTTGTTCGATATCCGCGCACCTCAGGTGTATCTGGTGAAGGTCGAGGGCGACAGTATGCAAGGGGCGGGGATCTATTCCGGTGATCTGGTAATCGTAGACCGTGGCCGGGAGGCCGAGCATGGCGACATCGTGATCGCCGCGATCAATGCCGAGCCGGTGTGCAAGCGCTTGTACCGCCGCGATGGCGTGGTGATCCTGCAGTCGGAAAACCCCGTTTACCCGCCGCGGTACGTCATGGAGGGTGACGACCTGCTGATCTGGGGCGTGGTTCGCTACAGCGTGCGCGACCATGCCCAATGACCAGGTGTTCGCGCTGATCGACTGCAATTCGTTCTACGCGAGCTGCGAGCGCGTGTTCCGGCCGGACCTGGCCAAGACCCCGATTGTCGTGCTGAGCAACAACGACGGGTGCGTGATCGCCCGGTCCTACGACGCGAAGCCGTTCGTGAAGATGGGCGAGCCGTATTTCCAGATCAAGGACAAGCTGCGCAAGCACGGGATCATGGCCTTCAGCAGCAACTACGCGCTGTACGGCGACATCAGCGAGCGCGTCATGTCGTTGCTCGAGGCCATGGTGCCGGCGGCCGAGGTCTACTCCATTGACGAGTGCTTCGCGGATCTCACCGGCGTCCAGGGCAGCCTGACCCAGTTCGGTCGCGAGATGCGGACCAGGGTGCTGAAATGCACCGGCATCCCGGTTGGCGTGGGGATCGCGCGCACCAAGACCCTGGCCAAGCTGGCCAACCACACAGCCAAGCGGCTTCAGGCCCAGACCGGTGGGGTGGTCGACATCTGCGATCCGTTCAAGCGGGACTGGGTGCTGCGCAACACCGAGGTGAAGGAGGTCTGGGGAATCGGCAAGCGGATGACCGCGCACCTGGAAGGGATGGGCATCCGGACGGCGATGGACCTGGCCAGGGCCGACCCCTGGACGCTCCGGCAGAAGTTCAGCGTGGTGGTGGAGAAGACCGCGCGCGAGCTGGCCGGGACGCCGTGCCTGGAGCTCGACGAGGCCGATCCTCCGAAGCAGGAGATCTGCTGCAGCCGGATGTTCGGCAAGCGCCAGACCGAGCTGACGCCGATCAAGCAGGCCGTGGCCACGTACGCGGGCCGCGCCGCGGAGAAGCTGCGGGCACAGGGCTCTGTGTGCAAGCGGATACGGATCAGCATCCGCACCGGCATGTTCAACCCGAACGAGGTGCATCACGCCCAGGGCGCTCTGGTTGAACTGCCGTATCCCACCAATGACACGCTGCTGCTCACGCGCGCCGCGACTGAGGCCGTCGAGCGGATCTACAGAGCCGGGTACCGGTACAGCAAGGCCGAGGTGCTGCTGCTCGATCTGCGCCAGCCGGGCGAGTTCACCGACGACTTGTTCTCTGTGTCGCAACCGGTGGCCTGTGATCGGCTCATGCAGGTGGTGGATTCGATCAATGGGAAATGGGGGAGGGGGACGCTGCGGGTGGCCAGTGTGCCGGCGGTGCCGGACTGGGGAATGCGACGGGAGATGATGAGCCAGTCCTACACGACCAGGATCGATCAGTTGTGGACGGTCAAATGTTGAGCTTGCCAGCAGAATGGGTTGCCGAGCTCAAAGACCAGAGCGCGCTGATCACCGATCCGGATGGTCGCGCTGCTGTGCTTTCTGAAATGGCATTCGGTGCCTATCGGCGAGGTGAAGCGAGCGACGATGATCTGTCCGCCATGCTCGAAATGGTCGAGGCTGGAAGGTGGTGGGCGATGAGTGAAATCGAGGAGGCTTTCGGCCGGGGACTGGAGGGGAGTTTGGTTCGGCAGGACGTCGGAAGCGGATAGGAGAATCGCGGGACAAATTTGGGACACTGAATGTCCCAAATAATGATGAATAGCGATGCATCAACATAAGGGTAAACCCTTATGGCACGGGGCTTTCAGTGATTCACTCCAATAAAATAGCAGGTCGATAACGGATTGCAAATCCGTCTACGCCGGTTCGATTCCGACCTCGGCCTCCATATTCGAAAGCCCCGCAGATTAACGTCTGCGGGGCTTTTTATTTGTGGCTCGAAAAGTATGGGATTCCGAAGCTTTTGGCTTTTGGGTGGGAGTCCGATGCATGCTCACTTCGTTGATGCGAGCTCGCAGAGCAGGCTTGCTACCCAAGGCGATCCTACCCTTTTTGACGATAGCGCTGAGCGACAGCGGCTGGCGAGGCGCGCCGTCACCGGCGCTGCCAAGCCTGGTGCGCTCGCCGTACTGTCACACCGCTGACGGCTGTAGATCCTCAACCATCACGAACGAGTGTCCTTGCGGATGCACATCGTGGACCCGGCCCTGCAACATTCCGCCAGTGCAGATCACCACCTTCGCCCAAGTCAACCCTGGGTCCTTGAGCAGGTCGGTGCCGAACGTGTCGCCGAGCACCACCTCATAGGCGCCGGAGTCGGGCGTAGCGCGTAGCTGCAGATCGATGTCGGCATGCCGCGACTCGCGGTTCGAGGCACCATCGGAAGAGGTGAAGGTCAGGGTCAGTAGAGCGGGGCCGTCGTAGGGCAATTTGGAATAATTCAT